TTATATGCCACATAGTAATATTTTACCTTGTCAGACGGTTCTATATTTACATAAACATTATATCTTCCATAGCTAACAGCTGGCGTAATTGTTATGGTACCATCGTCATTTTCAACTTTGGTTGCTTCTTGTGTTGCGGTCTTTATTACATTTTCGCTGCGAGCTAAGTTGATGCCCAGCTGATTGACTTTTTTGAAGTCTAATTTAGAATTTTCTTCATCAAGTCTTGCTTTAAGCGAACTGAACACAGCTCCGTTTGCATCAGTGCGTGCATCAATCACCTCAGTATCCGTTGTTACACCCGATACAATATTATCAATTCGGCTATTTAACGCAGCATCAGCCACCGCTCTGGCAGTAGCTTCCTGGGTGATTTTTTCTTCCAGACCACCCCCTTTCTGGCTTGAATTAAAATTTGAGCCAGGCGCCGATATGCCTGCTACAGTAACAGACCCTGACCCTGTCAAATAAAAAGTATCTCTATGCTCTAAATGCAAATAATTATAACTCTCTCCATTTGGAATTGTTACAACTCCATCATCTCCTGCAGCCCTACCAGGAATAAGAGACATAATTACATCTGAACCAGAATTATTTTTTACTTCAAAACCTAAATAGGTTCTGTCAAATTTTATCTCATTTTCGCCTGATTCCAATGTTATCTCTTTTACTCTCGCACTTATTACCATAACAAAACCTCCTTTTTTTAAAATAATTATGCTGCCGAATTGGAAACTATCCAACTATCTGTATATGTACCAGCTCCAACAGAACCATGGTCAATTTTTCTAAATCCACCGTTTGTATCACGAACTGTACCGTCCTCATTATATCGGGTCATACTGTAGTTAATTTCACAAATACTTGAACCATATGTAATAGAGGTTATTTCAAATAACGGTTCTTTTGTTGTGGCTTCATTCCAGCCCCAGTTGACTGAATAGCAGTTTCCTGTAACCGACTCCCCTGTATTTAAATTAGTTACCGTATATTTATATGATAATGTCCAATATTTTTCCTGTATCGGGTGAGGAGTTTTCTCAACCCAGAATTTAATTTGGACGGAATTTCCTGAATTAGTTACTGTATCAAAATCACCAGCAGAAATATTTAAATAGCCATTTGTACTATCTGTATTCCCTGTTGGAATAGAATTAGGAACATTTATTCCATCATCTGTAGAATTATCCGTTCCCCCATTTACTGTATAATTATACAAGTCTTTATATATACTTGATACGTTTACTGGGTCAAAGCCTTGCACTCCATAATCTGCTACATGATATACACCAGGCTCTGTTACCGATAATTCTTGCAAACTTACAATTTTTTTTACATCAACTATAACCGGATTATAACCTATATATCCTTGCTCTTTTTCTGCATCTGATAACCGCACCGTGCCATTTTGAGCTATAATTATAGACTTTACTTTACCGGCAGTTGTACCATAGTTGGTAAGAGCGCTTGATATTAAGCCCATTTTGCTCCTCCTCAGGAATAGACAGCTTGTAAAAATACTGGGTGGTCATCTGAAAAAAATCCAGCGTTTACCCAACCACCCCGTAAGTAAAATGCAAAATATGCCGTGTTGGCACTGACTTTCTCATTTCCAGAATAAGTATTCCCCTCAATTTGTAACTCACCCAAAGTAATTTTTACACTCTCTGGACGAAAATTTATTAAAGAGATGCCAGAAGCTGTTGTATTGGTGTACCAATAGCGAGATGCCATGCCTGAGTAAGTGTCTCCAGTTTTAAGGTTAGTCATTTCAACTTGCAAGCATTTCTGATATTCTAAAAACGCTCCAGTTTGAGTATTATTAACTTCCTCGGTTATGGTATAAAGCCGTACCTTAATGCTGGTCTTTGGGTCAACTATTGTAACATCGTTATTTACTGTTATGCCTGCCCAGCCAGTCCATGTCGTCTCTACCGCATTATCCAGCACAATCTCATTGCCGTCCTCATCAGTAATGCCCGTGTTAATGCTTTCACCCTCGCCTTTTGCTTGTTCGTACAATTTCTTGTACTTATCACTCACAATTACAGGGTCAAAACCATCACAACCATAGCTTTTAGCATAGTAGGTTCCTGGCTCAGAAACTGATAATTCCTGAATTATAGGCGTTACATCTACATTAGTATTTATAGGATTAAATCCCATATATCCACTTGGCGCTGTATATGTTCCGTTTTCTGTAACATTTAACTCTTTTACCTTTCCAGGCTCTGTACCGTATTGCGACATTGCATAGGCAATTAAACCACCTATATTTTTCACGATGTATCACTTCCTGAAGATTTATAAACACGCTGCCAAGTAGGATTCTGTTTGCTTCCATCTTCGGCAACTGTCCAAGAAACTATAATATCAAATGGCTTATAATGGAATGTCAAAGAGTTAATTCCTGGAGTTGTACCCAACAATGGATATGTACAAATGATATCTCCGCCAAACTGATATATGCCATCTTTAAAGGGCGTTACTTTAAGTCTTACATCATCAGCCACTATTTGTCGCCTCCCCAACTCCAGAATCGTCCCAAACTGCTCCTATTTCCTGTGACACTGTAAACCCATTATATTTTACATTTAACTCTACTCTTCTTTGCAAATCTTTCTCAGTCATTCCAATATACTCAAAATCTGATATTTGCCTACCACTACATGATACAGATGTATAAATTCCTTTTGTTGTCAATTTATAGTCTGCATTCATCACATAGTAGGTTGCTGTCTCATTTACAAACTTTATTTGACACATAGGCGGTAAGAATCTATCAACTTTTACAGCTTCACATGATACATCTGCACCAAACGATTTACCGATTAAGCTTGTCAAACTAACATTAGTTGTTATATTAGGGTCTGCTAATGGGCATACTAATCTTAGCACTCCAGACGGCTTTGGCTCCTCCGAACCTCTAATTATGTATATTCCCATACTCTCTAACGTTTTTCCCTCTGCTGTTTGCCCATTGCTTAAAAGTGTGGGCATTTCCATATTTGATTTAAAAATATCAATTTCAGAAATTTTTACATCTGTAAATCCTTTGGTTAAAACAGAATAATCATCTTGACCAATTTCCAAATAATCGGAAGTCAAAGAAAATTTTGCTTTTCCAAATTCAGAAACTTCTACAGCATAATTAGCTGCATTTAGCATTGAACCATAAGAAAACAAATCCCTTATACTCCAACCAGTTTCTCCCTCTGTATTTTTAGTTGCTGCTGCTGACGGAATATCAACATCTATTGTAATTCCCGATAACACTGTTAATTCCTCTTTTGCTTTCTGGAATTGCTCCCCAACGGTACCAACCATTTGATAAGAGTTGTCAAGGTAAGCACTTACATCTTGCCCAGAAAACTGCAAAGAATTTTCCACAACTGCACATGATTTCATAACCCATTGATGCAAAACTTTTAAGGTTCCATCTGCCAATTTCCTGTACAGCGTAATAAAAGCATTTAACTGTATATCATTGTTTTTATAAACTATATTTCCAGAAATTGTTAAACCAGCACACTGACCAACAGTAAAACCGTCGGAAGATACTGACATTGATATGGATAAATCTTCTGGAATTTCATCATTTCCATACTGGATTCCACCAACTTCTAAGACATAATCCCAGTAATCTGAGCTACCCTGAACCCCCAGAAAAATTTGTTACTTCTTCCAACAAAACATCTGGCAAGGTCCAGAATTTTCTGCCATCATCTGACACAAAATAGGAAGCTGCTGGGAGATTTTCACAAGTAAATTTCTTTGTAACCGAGCCCAGTTGCGGGTCAATATACTCAACAGAAATTTCTCTTGATGATTTTATACTTGTGAACAATGTTTGTATCTGACTATTTTCCATAGGCTCAAAAGATATAGTTAATTGTCTTTTATCGCCTAAGTAATTCCTAATTGTTTTTCCTGAAACTGCTACATAATTTGGAGAGCTTGAAAACTGCTCAACTATTTTTACATCATAACTTTTTAAATACTTGTCAATTATCGTACCGTTAATTTTTATTGAAAACATCTGCATAATTCAAGCCCTCCTTATACCCTAAGATTTAAGTTACCAGAACTTTGAGCATAAGAATTTAATGCTGCTCTGGAAACTCTTGCAAATTCTGTCTCATCAATTTCTAACACGATATCCCCATCGGGCTGTGCTTCTTTTATAGCACTTACCACATCTGCTCTTGTAAGCCCGCTACCGCCATAATAGCGATTAAATGTGTTGTTATATGCTGCTGTGTTTTGCGTGCCATATCCGCCACCGTAGATGGGTGCAAACGCCTGTGCAGTTGCTCCGGCTACACCAGAAGTTCCTGACATAAATTGATTTACACTACCAAAGACTGTAGCCCAGTCAATGTTAAAACTATCTGTAAATGTTTTTGCTGCTCTCTCAGCCAAATTAGAAAATACATCTAATACACTTTGCTGATATCCAGACAAACCATTTATAAATCCTTGCATTACATTCTGTCCTACTTCCTCATACACTGTGGAGGGGGAATGTATTCCAAGAAGATTCTTAACTTCATCAAGATTTTTAGTCATGATTTCCTTTAATGCACCCTCGCTCTGGTCTGCATTATCCTCAATTCCTTTAACAAAACCTTGAATGGTTTCCTCACCTACTAATTCAATTCCCTCAGGAATTTTACTAAATATATTTTTAAACTTTTTACCATAATCCTTTTCAAAAGCATCAATTTGTGTCTGATAAAATTTATCAGAAAACTGCTTGCTTTCATCGACCAATTTATCATACTGTTTGCTATATGTTTTTAAACTCTGAGCAGACATATTGTTTAAACTCTCGGCATACTTAGAACCCTCTTCCATATCCATGCCAAGAATTTTCTGTAACAGATTTTGACTAATTCCTTTTGACTGCAATTTTTCTAATGTTTTATTATACTTCTCAACCTGTTTTATCTGGTCTTTCAAACCCTGAGTAGAAGCTGTAAAAGTTTCATTTTCCTCATAAGCCTGCTTTGTACTATTCCAAACTCGCTTTGTTTGTCTCTCATACAAATCAACCGAATTTACCAAATTATTGTACAATGTTTTTTGTGATTCAGATATTTTACTATATGCTGTGATTGCCTCAGACTGCAAATCTTCATAAGACTTTTGCCAAGTCGAAAATGCTTTTTCTGCATTTTCCTGGTCTTGCTTTGCTACCTTATCTCCCATTTCTTTTCTGCCCAAAACAATTTTTTTATTTATCTCTTTATACAGGGAATCTGTCTTATCTAATCCATCACGGATTATCTCCATATCCTTGTACATCATTTCCTCGGTGTAGCCCTCTTCTACACTATTTCTATACTCTAAATCTGATATTCTTTCTCTAATATTATTTTCAAATTCTGTCCTTTGCTGTTCTACCAACTGCTCTTGTTCTTTTGCATCTTGCTCCTGCTGCCTCTTTCTTTCTTCCGCCTGCTGTTCCTCATACTTTAATGATTTATTATATTCCTTTATCCAGGTCTGGTCGTATTCCTGCCTGGACGTTTCAAGCAATTCTTTTCTTTGTTTTTGATACTCTTCTTCCGAGGATATTTGACGTAATTGCCATTTCCTGTCAAGCTCACTTATATCTTCCCACATTTTCTCAGTTTTTCTTGCTTGCTCTTCCGCTTGTCTTTCCTTTTCTGCTATCTCATCTGCATGGATTTCTTTATCCTTTGCTTCTCTGTCCCTTGCATACTGATTCTGAGTATCAATAGTTGCCTCTAACGAATCTCTATAAACACCCTCTACTTTTTCGCCAGCATCAAGTCTAAGCTGTACCATTTTTTGTTCGCCCTCGGCTAACTGTTGCTCTGCTTCAAACTGTACATTAGTAGCTTGTACCCATGCTTCTGATAATTCTTGCCATTGCTCCTTGGCATTATTATAATACGTTCTCATGTAATTGTCAATATCCATACCAAATTCTTTGGCTTCTTTTAATCTCTTACCACTAACATCGGCAGTTCCATATTTAGCAAACTTTTGCCACTCTTTTTCTGCCTGCAAATAGGCATCATGAGCATCTAAAACTTTTTGCTCTAACTCCTCAGCCTGTTCTTTGGCTTCATTCAAAGTATTATACAGTGTGATATTTTTCTGAGACTGTGCTTCCAACTCTGCCTGCGCTGCCAGCTTTTGTGTATAGGCATCAACTTGAAAAACCAAGTCTTTATATCCCTGTACCTGGTCATCAATATAAGCTTTATTTTCTGGGAAAATCTCATTTAATTGCTCAATAATTTGCTGTGCTGCTGATAACTCAGTCGCTGTTAAATTAGCTTTATCTGCATATTCTCCTAACATATTAGTTAGGGTAACCAACTGATTTATCTGCTCATTATTTGCCGAAGCAGTTTCATTATATTGATTCTGTGCATCTACCATGGAATTTTCTAACTTCTCAGAATTTTCCACCAGTTCTTTATATTCAGAATTTAATTCCTTATACTGCTGAATTGCTTCCGATATCTTTTCACTATGCCGAACATATGCAGCAACTACTAACGCTATACCAGCTGCAACTGCTGTATATGGATTAGCTAACATTGCTGCATTAGCTGCTAATTGTGCAGTTTTTAATGCTATCAATTTGGCAATAGATGTTTGTACAACAGTATTGCAGGCAACTAATCCAGCTGTAAAAATAGGTATTGCAGTTACAATTCCTGCTAAGGCTGCTTTTACATCAATTATGATATCTTTTATTTTGGTACCAAAATTGATTAAATTAGGAATTGCAGTATTAGCAGCAAAATCCACAATCTTTACAAACAAATCCCCAGCTTCCTGAGATATTTTTTGTAGCGCTTCTTGCATTTCACTGGACTGCAATTTTTTATTTAACTCATCTATAGATGTAGTTGCTGATTCTACAGCCTGAGTAAAATTAACTTTTAAGGAATCATATGCAGCAATTCCAGCACCCTCTAATGCAGACTGGAAAATTGTTATTGCACCTTTCAAATTCTGCTGCATTGTCTCAGCCATCATTGCTGCTGCATCATTACTATTTTCTATATTATTATATAAATTGTCCCATTCTTCGCTATATCCTGCTAATAACGCTCTCGCCGATTTCAGCTGTCTTGCATCAAAAATATTTGCAAGTGCTGTATCTCTTTCCTGTTGAGTAGCCATGTTATTAAGGATATCATTTAATTCTCCAAAAATCTGATTTAATGGCTTCATATTGCCAACTGCATCATATGCAGACAAGCCGATGGATTCCATATATCCCGCAGCTTTTTCTGTGGGAACTGTCAAATTAAGCAAAACTTGTCTTAAAGCTGTACCGCCCTCGGCTGCCTTAATACCATTGTTTGCAAGAATACCTAAAGCTGTATCAAGTTCTGTAACTCCACCAGCTAAACTTCTTGCTGTACCACCAATGGTGAGAATACCCTCGCCTAATTGTGCTACATTGGTATTTGATTTCTGGGAAGTTTTTGCCAATTTATCTGTAAATGAAGCAGCTTCATCTATAGACAAGCCCAAAGCTGACATGCTATCTGTAACCATGTCGGAAGCTTTTGCTAAATCCATATCCCCAGCAGCTGCTACATTTAAAATTGTGGGGAGTAACGATATACTTTCCTCAACATCATAACCTGCTAATGCTAAATAGTTCAAAGCATCAGCAGCCTGTGTTGCTGTGTATTTTGTTGTCGCTCCCATTTCCTTGGCTGCTTCCGCCAAAGCATTATACTCATCAACATTATTTGCTACATCTTCCGCAGTCATGCCCATTGTAGCTGCAACCTGAGCCATAGAAGCCTCAAAGCTCTGGCCTACGTCCAAAACAGACTTCATTGCTAATGTAGCTGCTGTTGTAACTGCTGCAAATGCAGCTGCTGCCGCTTTTCCTGCTACATCAAAAACATTACTTAAACCATCAACAGCTGCATCTAACTGCTCTGTTTTGGTGTGGACCTCATCATACTTACTTTGGAAGTCACTAATGTTTAATTTTATGTAGCCTATCGCATCTCCAAGATTATATGCCATTAAGTATTAGTCACCCCCAAACTTGCGTAAAAATCGGACATTGATTTATAATGTTTTTTAGGTTTGTCCCCATTATCAAACTTCAATTCTTTTCCATCTTCCAACGCATCTAATAAAAAAATACAAGCTTCATCAAAGCAATATGCAGCATATTCTTTCCGAATATTTAAAATATCACTTGGACGTTGCTTGTATTTTTTTGACATAGCTAAAATATTAAGAATTTGCGGGGACCTCACAAAATTTGGACAATTTTGCTGCATCAAGCTTAACAGCATCAAAAATAGCAAAAATTTGCTCATCTGTTAAACCGCCAGTATATTTGTTAATATCCTCCAAAGTAGGATTTACCAAACAACTTTCTGCAACATATTTCATAAACTTTATAGATTCTATCTTTGCTTTTCTGCTCTGCTCTTCTCGTGCTTCCTTTTCTGCTTCACTTATGTTTTCCTTAGCAGCTTCCTCGCCAATAACTTTCATCGCATCACCGATAATGGGATTATAAATCCTGCCGGAGCATACCATATCAATGATAGAGGGATTTTTTAACTCTACTGTTAATTTACTTCCATCTGCAAAAGGAGGAAGCTCAACAACAAATGTATTTTTTATTTTCGCAAGTTCTTCTATTGTAGTCACTGACATCTTTTATTTCCTCATTTCTTAAATCTTATTAGGTCGCCCAAGAAGCCTCTCCAAGTTCAGGCAAGCTCTTAACCATTGTTATCTTATAGGGCGCTTCTTCATCGCCAGGTGCAGAAATAATGCTATATGCAGGAGTTGTAAATGTATCGTCCTGTACAGACATAGAAACGGGAACACCAGTGCAGTTAGGATATTCTGTTTTTTCATAGTCAAGAATAATACCAGAAGCATCATAGTGTGCAGCATAAACATTGAGAGTAAACGGAGTTGCTTCATTCTCTGCTCCAGCAACAGGCGGAGTGTAGCTCTCGAATGCTCCATCAGTACCATATGTAATGGTACCACCCTGAAGAACCTTAACAAGCTCGGGATTGAACACGTTATCTGTAAGAGTAATTGTATTACCTGTGAGAGTGTCAACCTGTCTTTTCTGAGCAATAAGTACACCCTTAACAATCAACTTAATTGCATCTGTAGTTTCAATGGAGGGGTCAACCTGAATCTGTGTAGCTGTTTTCAAGCCGATTTCAGTTGTGGCACCAACTTCCCCGCCAACGGTAATTGTTACCATAGCAACATCTATTGTAGCAATTTCATGACCTTTTTTAAACGCCATATCTCTTTATCCTCCTTTTAATCAACTTTGCGATAATTGCGATACTCCACACTTGCCATATATGCTTTGACTGTATCATCATAATAGGCTTGCGTTTCGTTGTATGTAGGTCTTACGGAATCCCCCGTTAATTTCATTATGTTTTTAACTTTTTCCTTTAAATTCAGACAATCAGTATAATTTTTAGTATAACACAAAATATCATACAAAACCATCTGAGTTGAATAATTAACATATCTTGCACCAGTATCTTGTTTTACCACCACATAAGGTTTTGTGCATTCCCCTAAATGAGAACCTGGTGAAAATACATCAATTTTATTTTCTTTCAGGGTTTTAAATATCAAATCATATATTATCATAAATGTATATTCGTTTTTATTTTGCCAAGCAAATTATCAAACGCCTCCAAAACTTCTGGACCGTGAGCCTGAATTGTAGGTTTTATTATTGCAAATCTTTTTTCATGTGCTAACTCCAGGAATACCCCATAATTAACTCCATGTGCTAATTTGATAATATATCCACTGTTATCTTCCGCTTTATATCCTGTGCCTGTGAGTGTTTGCCTTGCTCTGCCTGTCCTATCTTTCCACGGCGCATTTGACCTCATGCTATTCTGTAATTTTAATGCTGACGTTTTTGTGTACAACAATAATGCTGCATCAGCTTTCTTTTTCATGGTTTCCAATCCGTCTGTCAAGCTCATATCTCTTGCACCTCACAAATGGAAATATCCATTACTTTATTTGATAAATTGTAATTACAAATATCAGTAACCACATATTCTTTACCATTAACAAAACAATGATTTCCAATTTTTACACTATCATCAAACTTAGCCAAAAGCATTTGCTGATAATAGCCTGGATTTTTTCCACCGTCTGAATTATTAAAATCTGAATATCTTGAATCGGTCAAATGATATATACATTTCAATGTTACTGTTTTATCTTCAAACTCGCCTTGAACAGGCTCGTTATAACTATTTAATTTAACTGTTTTAAACTCTATATCTTTTCCATACATCGCTATTCTTTTGGTAATCACATTTAACGCATAATTATTTATAACGTCCAATATAATCACCTCAATTTTTGCTCTTTAAAATTCCAGAGTGGTTTGGCTTGTACCTCAGGGACAATCTCCTAAAGTAGGAAGAACTATCACTCGCAGTCAGTCCAGAGATATTTAATGTGTTATTTTCTGCTTTTATCTGCAAGCATTCATAAGCTGTATCATTAAAAACCCCATTATTTTTACCGTAATAAAAATCCAATTCCTCATCTGAGAAAAATGGAATTTCTTCCTCCCTAAGAATGATTTTTAAAGATTTTAAATCTTCCTGAGATATCATGCCAACACCCTCTTTCCTTTTAAGTTATATACCCACCGCAGATTCAAGAATTGCTATCAGCTGTTTTTTGTTGGAAGCTTCCGAAATATCAATCTGATTATCAGCTGCATACTGCTTTAACTCCGATGTACTCATCGAACTAAAATCAATAGTATCTGCTGCTTCCTCTACAGATTCCACAACATTTGCTTCCTCTGTAGATTCTGCCTGCTTGATATCTTTACACTTCCAACCCAACTGCTTATAAGAACCCTCATAAACTGACTTAGGGACAATTCTTACCTGATTCCCTTTCTTGATTTTTACCATTATGATAACCTCCTTAAATTATCCTTCGGAAGCATCAATAATAGCAATCTGATCTGCCATCTCAAAGGAGGGCAAACAAATCATGCTAACTTTTGTCTCAACGTTTACGGGGTCCTCACGCTTCATGGTGGTAATTGCAACACCCACATCGGTAATTGAGACATTAGCAGATGAGCCAGACATCAAATCAGATTCCTCAGGAGTTGTACCAAACCAAGTTGTACCCAAATCACCGTCAGGGAAAAGTACCACCACATCATCGGGAACATATGCCTTAGTTGCGCCTGTCTCGTCCTTGTATCTCTTGCTATATACTTCAAGGGTAACGCCTGTCTGGTCCTCAATATAAGCAATAGCATTCTTAGCGTTAATTGTACCTACACCATTGGTAAGCACATAAATGTTCTTCTTTAACACTGTATTCTGCATGATTTTATTAAGCTGCGCTCTGGAGCATACACCCCTTGTAGGTCTTACTCCAGTATCGTCCTCAATCTTGTCAAGGCACCCAATAAGATACTGGCAAATATCAAAATCAGCTGTATTGAAATTATGCTCAGTAAACTTGTGGTCTGCGGGAACGTTATAATCATAACTATATTCCTGACCATTAGCAGCCATTGCTACAGTACCGGAAGTTACAGCCATTGCACGCATTCTCTCTCTGGAAACTGCTGCGGATTCAAGAAGTCTAACAGTATCGTTAAAAATCTTGTTCATAACTGTGTCAATGTACGCCTGGTTGCCTGTCTGGAGTACCATGTTCAATTCCTGTCTCAGTCTTTCAGAAATGGTCATAGATTCCTTGAAGAAGGGCATCTCTGCATACATCTTGTCAAAACCGATTCTGGGACGAGGTACAGCCTTGACATCAAAAGCTGATACATTTAAAACAACAGGAAGTCCAGCGGAACCCTTGATATAACTCAAATCAAGTCCAAGCTTCTTATCAGAGGGGAACATTGTCTCGAATAAATAGGGCGCTCTGTCCTGCGATAAGGTTTCCCAATATGCAACGATATTCTGGGAAGTCATCAAATCAAAAATAGTCATGTATTATCCTCCTCCAATCTATTACTTTAAGAATGTTACCTTGGCATTAAGTGCAGCTGTAACAGTATCATCAATGAGCTTTACAGTTTCTGCATCTATTCTGTCAAGATTTACAAAACCGAAAATCAACATTGTGGCGTTATCGTTGCCATCTGTTACATCTACATCATGTAACAAAATACCAACTGCATCTGTAGTCTTTGTACCACCAGAGCCGGGGTCAGTAGTTGTTGCCTTTTTAAAAGCTGTATTTCTTGCTGTAAGACTACCTGCAAGAGGGGTACCAGCCTTAAGAATCTTCTTGCCATTGCTATCTGCTTCCAGTCCAGTATTACCTACTACAACTCCAACAGCTGCATAAGGCTCGGTGTAAAACAAAATCTGATTAGGATTTGTCAAACTTACCTTTTTAAAACCATTCATGTGTTATTTCCTCCTTGTTAATTTGTATTTGTATTGCGGGATTTTACTTTGCTTTTTGCTAATCTTGCTCCATAACTTTCGGTACCATTATCATTTACATTCTGTATTCTGGGAATAGGATTCCCAGTACCAGAATTAGGTGCAGATGTGAAGAATCCAGAAAAAGCAGGATTTTTCTTCATGTCCTCAATTACTGACTTTACATCATTTTCCTCGGTTACCTTTGCTAACACAATAGGAATGATATCTGATACAACTGTGGGATTTACACCACAAGAAATAGCATCAAAACTTGCCTGTAAGAATGCAACCTTTCCATTCTTTTCTTTAAGTTCCTCAGACATCTGAGCATTAGCTTCCTGTGCTTTCTGTAAATCCGACTTACTATCCTCTACTGACTGTAAATACTTAGCTAATCCGTCTTTTGCAGTATTAAAATCAGATACACCCAATTCCTTTAACAAAGCTGATTTTGACTTTTCCTTTTCTGCTTTCAAAAGCTTATTAAGCTCTGCCTGGGTAAAAACTCTTTCAGGCTCATTGTTACTGGAATTATCAGGATTATTATTCTGATTATTAGTCTGCTGACCCTCAATAGGCTCATCATTAGGATTATTCTGGGGATTTGTATTATTACCGTTTTCAATAGCCATATTGTTTATTCCTCCACATCTTCATTCTCAACTTTACACCCAGAAATTTTAACGTCTGGTACGTTTAAACTTATTTTGTTTTCTTTGCCCTCAAAATAATAAACAGAGCCATTATATTTTAGATTCAGTTCTTTCCTTTTCTGAATCAATAATGCAGAAATTTGTTTTAATCTTTTTGTATAATGCTTTCTCAGTTTTCCATTGATTTTATACCTTGTGCTATCAATAGCAGCATTAGCATTTATTAAAAACTGTTTTTTCAGTAATTCCATTGTTTCCACATTATCTATTTGTACACATGATTCATACTGACACAATGGACATTTTAAAATCTTCAAAAATAATTTTTCCTCATCTATCTCCACTTGGATATCTGATAAATTACTATTCAGCAAACTAAATTCTTCTTTGCACCAATCACAGGTACAGACTAAATTTTCAATGTTTGGCAATGTTAATCACCTCTTTTAATTTTTAGAAACTGTGGTGCTGGCAACGGGATTTGAACCCGTATGATATTTCTACCGAGGGATTTTAAGTCCCTTGTGTCTGCCGATTCCACCATGCCAGCAATTTCAGAACACAGCTAAAAGTGCAGAAGCAAAACCCTTTCATAAATTTTAGCTAAACTCATAAAACAAGATTTACTATAATAACTGTGTTCTTTTGGTACTCCAAGTGGGACTTGAACCCACACGCCTTTCAGCAGTAGTTTTTGAAACTACCTTGTCTGCCCATTCCAACATTGGAGTATATTCCACGGGGTACCGTGGAATTCCGTTTTTCATTTTTAACCAGGTTGAAATACTTATTAAAAACTTTCCTGGTTTTTTGGTGTGCCTGGAGAGACTTGAACTCTCGACCCATAGATTAAAAGTCTATTGCTCTACCGACTGAGCTACAAACACACAAATGGATTTTTGGTTAGGATAGCCGGATTTGAACCGGCGAAATGACGGGGTCAAAGTCCGTTGCCTTACCTCTTGGCCATATCCTATAATAATATATATCTATAATAAAATAATGTAACAGAAAATAAAATATAAAAACACAAAATAATAAATAATTTATTTATATAATTTATTAAATACATAAATCATATAATCATCATCACTATCATCATCATCATTTATCATTAAATATATTATATCATATTTTTTTTACAAGTAAATAAATATTTATAATAATTTACAAAAAAGTTACAATTACATCTTTATTAAACTAAACATAAACCAGAATTCACCATAATTAAGACTAATAACAAGATAATGAATTTATATTACCCATTATATTAGAATCAATCCTGGTGAATCCTGGGAACTCCTGCTGATATTGTGAGTTAAGTGATATCTTCCTCATCCGGAGTGTTATTGGCTATTTCAAAATTCTCTTTGAGCTGTTGACAAATAGCAATGATTCCTAAAAGAACTGCTGCAATGCCTGAAATGCGCTGAATACCTAATAAAATGATTCCTACCATTACTGTACATCTCCTATTCCAAAAATAGATATTGCTACACCAAAAAGGAAATTTTTGTTAGTCATTTTTCCAGTTTCATAGGAAATACTTGACCCGAAAAGTTCTGTAAGTTCCGCTGTATTTGAGTTACTTGTAAAAGTTCTTTCGATAGAATTTCTTACTACTCTTTCAACAGAACGCCAAGAAGTATTGTGCTTTTTTCCTTCTTCTTCGTACATATCCATAATATTAGGCTTAGAGGACATAAGAGTGTTTGACCTGATTAAATCCTTAATCATTTCAAGAATCTCTACTGAGTAACAAAAGCCTAAAGTTCCTGGCTCCATTCCCAGCCTCATAAGAGTTGAGATTATTTCTTTTCTTTCTTCCTGCTTCTTTTCCTGTACTTCTAATAACATAATTTGATTCCTCCAAATATTTATTTTTTTAAATTAAGTAAACGTAAATGTTCTGATTCAATAATACTCCATTCGTTAGCTGGAATTCCTCCACAATCAAATTTTTCAGATAAATTATAATAACACTGGTCAAGGTATCTATCCGTATGCCAGTTACAATAAAGTTCATAAAATGGAATTGAAACAGCTTTCATTTTAAGTCTTTCAATGTTATATCCAGCAGGGAGGCCATTAGGAAATAAATAATTATAAAACTTTTCTTCATTAACCTTATAACCTCTTCTTTTCATTTCTAACACAACCAAATTGGTGTATTTAACAAAATGAATTATAGGATAATCCATTATCTTATTTACAAGAAGGTGGTTAGGAGTTCCATTAGCTGATATATTTTTAGCAATACAACAGCATTCTCTCCACTGACTTATTAACTGTTGGGCTGGTAAAATTTTGATTAAATCTTTATGCCAAAGCCTCATTTTGATTTCCTCCAAAAACTAAATTATTTGGCTTGCTTGTAATACTCACAACTTTCATTATTCGTAAGTATGCCTATTGGTTTCGTTTTGGGCCACTCAAACACTTTGCAGCTTATCTTACGATAATCGTTACTAAATTGTGTTTTGCCTATCTTGTTTGCACAATCCTTGCAAATAATATCAGCACCAGGAGAATGACAATTAAACATTTCATTATCATCGAAAGGCATAAACCTTAACCTCCCTTCTAAATATTTAATTTTGTTTTATTATAAAATAAATGTATTACCATTTATATACTTATTATATTAAAAATTTGTAAATTTAATACTTTTGACCTGATACAGCACATTCCAGGTATATCTGCCCATATTCTGAGCGAATCTTTGTAATTACAAAACTTGTGCCTCTCTGAATAATAGTTTCATCTTCGGAGCCAAAGTGGTTTTGCTTTTTCTTACCGTCCCAGAAGTTTTCATATACATTAGAATTGTATTGATTATAATTACTTTTATTTCCACCATAATGGCTCCATGGTTCGGCATATATCATGTGAGTTCCAGCAGGACAGAATATATCCATTTTGTGACCACTAAAGCCTGTGCCCTTTGTAGTACCACATGACATAAAGCCTTCATCTGTAACGACTTTACCGACTAAAGACTGTAAATCTTCATTGCTTGCGTTCATTAACCAGTCTGCTTTTACTCCAAGGAATGAAGCCATACCCTCATTAGTTCTAACACCACGATTAAGCCAATAGTCTTTATTATAAAACGATTTAGATATTGCTTCCGTCATTTTGTTAATATAATATTCGCCTTTATCGTTTTCATTATCCAAACTTACTTTTCCAACACCTAAGAAATTTGACCAAGAGTAATCATATCCCCTAAGTGGACGATTCATAAAACCCGACCCAGATGTATATAAATACAAAGCTTCTTTTTGTGACTCCGTATAAGTATCTTTCCATAACCGAGCTATCTTGCTTCTCAGCGCTATGTCTGCATCTTTGGCATCATAAAACCAGATTCCAGCATCTAATCTTTCTTGACTATAAGCATTGCTCAGTATTGCTTTAGATTCTTTGGTTAATAAACTTTTTACTCCTAAATTATTTACTGTATCTTTTACCTCTGGAAATTTCAAATTGTTATTATAATACTTCTTTAATTTATATAAACTACCTTTTGTATCTTCGTCCCAAAACGCACTGTTAATTCCTGCATTAACTCCTAACGCATTCCAATATTTATAATCATTCATCAATTCTGTTGATGTTAAATTCTGATATTTATCATAAACAAATTCTGCAAACTGTTTTCCATTCTTCGGCATATTCTCAGGACTAAATCCTAACGGAGATAACATTTCCTTCTGTATTTCATTAAATACTTTTTCCACTGTTGATTTTTCTTTTGTTGCTAATTCCTTTTCTGCTGCTAATTCAAAAGAATATTTTGATACGGATAAATTTTCATTATACCACAATTCCATTTTCTGAAATGGGTGAGCTTCGGAATGCAAATTTAATGTATCAAATAATTCTGTTTTTTCTGCACTTGTGAGCTTATGTGACCATTCAGAAAATTCTGGAGTAGTATATGGACTATATCCCTTAGAAGCAAGCCACTTCTCTTGCAGCTCATTATATTGTTTGTGGAAGTCCTCACCTGTAAGATATGTCATATAGTCATCTAACTGCTCATTATCTTCTCCGTTTACCCAATTAGCTAAATCATCTGATATAGCATCTAAATTCTTAGTTAATACCGCTTCAAATGTACACATTCCATTGGGGTGGTCCATCGGTACATTATTTAAATCATACATCTTGCCATTACGTGATTCACACAATTCACAAGTTCTTTCCACCATAGCAGCTCTCCACATGATTTTCTCAACATATGGATTCTGTTTGCAAGTTTCTATGATACTTTGTTGATAGGCATGGGCCACCATTGTACGTGCTAATCTTTGAGCATTATAATCTACATTTCCAAAATAAAACTTTCCATATTTTCCAGGAATAGGAATCCTTTTACCATTGGCATCTTTTTTAAATGTACCATCTGGATTTTTTTCATATTTAGGATATTTTATTACTCTACTTGGTTTACTCTGGGCTGGAGTAACATATTTTTCTAAGTCTTTTGCTATTTCTAATGATGATTTATTTTCTGCTATACCTTTTGACACGATATCAGATAGAACACCCTTAGATTTGTTATTGATACCCCAAATTGCACTACTGAAATTCCAATCATTTCCATATAACTTACCTGACATAATATTGGCTATTACATCTTGTGGAACATGAGCAACTTTTCCTTCAAATGTTAAGCCTAAGCCAGATAACCAACTTAAATTATTCTGAACTACTGCATTAGATACTTTATAAACGCTTCCTTTTATCAGTTGTGACTGCTGCTCTTCTAATTCCTTTAAATTCTGATTTATTGATTCTAACAAATGATTTAACTGTGTTTTCTTTAATGATTCAGAGGTTGTCAAAGAAGATTTCAGATTCAGTTTTGATATTTCATGTAACGTTTCTAATTTAGCTTTCTTGTACATCTCTATAATAGCCTTAGAATCATCTGTGGTCAAGTCTGATAAACTTTTATAAGCTTTCCCGAATGTTATCATATTAGCCATAAGCGCTCCTTATACGTTAACCTGGTGCATCTCAGATAGGGCTTTAATTATTGTTGTTAAATGTGTTAGGAGTGGGGAAAAATGAATCATCTAACAACTGTCTTTCAAGAGCTATTTGCTTAATTTCATCATCTGCTTCCTGGTCAGTCAGATTTCTCCATTTCTTCATATATGCTTTCTTTGACATTGTTTGGTTGGAAACTTCTTCAAGGTCAAGTGTCTTTTCCTCATTCTCATCTTCTGGAAGTGGATATTGATTTACTATGTCTATGGTATAATCTACCTGCTGTAATGGAGCATCAACATAAAGTTTAGCAATATCAGGGTACAATAAAGCGCCATCAATAAGACATTTGATAATCAGTTCAAGTTCATATTTCCAAGACATCATTTTTTCATCACATCTAACAATTAAGCCCCAATAAATAGCTTTTAATGTTTTACCTGATGTAACGATTCCCTTTAAGTCATCTGCACTAATTTGTGGCATATCTATAGTTTCGTACATTGTGTCATTTATGCGATTTAAAGTTGTATCTAATGACTGGCTATATGACATTTGAGATTCTAAAATACCTAAATCGCCTGTTGTGGAATCGTCAGTGCTTTTGTCAGATGATAAATCCCAGAACGAACCAGGAGCTATAGGCAAGTCCTTGGTTGATTCGGGAGACATATCTCTTACCCATCTAATCGGGCTCATAGACTGCCTTTCTGCATCAATATCCTTGTTTGATAATTTACTATAGTATTGTTCGTAATCAAACAAATTAGCTACCTCTGATTCTCCACTGTTATCATTTAACAAGCCATCATTAAGAATTACAACAGCAGGAATATATTCAAACTTTGTTGCTGCATCTTCTATGATAACTTCCACAAGACTTCCTGCACCATCATATATAGCTTCTGTTACGTGGCATAAATTATCCTCTGCCATATAGTATTTCTTTTTATATATTCTTTGGTCTGCTGCATTATTGGCATCGTTCATGGAATAAAATGTGATTATCTTTGTCAGTTTGTTATATTTATCCACTTCATAAACAAATTCTAATGACGGGATAAAACTAACAACTATTCCAGCATCATTGAAATTACATACAATAGCTATACGTTTTCCTATTAAACAATCTCTTGCGGATTTAACTAATGTAGCATTAAAATGGTTTTCCTTTAACACCTCACTAATATACTTCCTATAAGTATCAACTTTGGCATCATTAGTTTCATTTGGCGTTACTGCTTTTAAATTGATGTCAGGGGACTTGGCGAACATGAACCTTGATTCCTTATCAATCAATCCTCTTATCTTTTTATAGTGCATATCTGAGGGAACAAAATCCTCTGTACTTGTAACAGGAAAATCAGCACCCCATTGATATATATTATAATACTTTATAATCTCCCCAAATTCAGCTAATAAAGTATTACCATATACACCAGATATTTCCTCAGTTATCAAATTCCTTGGAACCCAAGGTCTTAAAACTCTTTTAAATATATCAGTTGCAAAATTATCCATATATTAGTACCTACTTCCTTTTCTTGTATTTGTTGTTATCTCCTTAGGGTCAGCTATATCAACTCTGTCTAACGCATACCAAATAGCTGATAATGTATGTGGGTCAATATTAAAATCGTCATATACTAAATTACCTTGTTTATCCTTTTTATACGTTAGATTTTTTAATTCCCTTATTACGTTAATGCAACATGGGGCACAAATGATTCTTTTAAATCTTTTAACTTTTTTAGTATAACTTAATCTGCTTCCTGCAAACTTCTTGGCTCCACGCATTCTATATCCCATATCATTATAAAACTTTATTGCCTTAGGGTCCTCACTATCTGATATTATATTATATTTCTTAAATTTCTTAAATTGTTCATCATTTGCGGTTTCCATATCTGTCATGTGATTTTTGTAATATTCCCTATAAATATATAATATCTTATTTTCCTTATCCACTGCCACATTAACTAAAGCATTATAAGATTCCTCAAATCCAAAATCCATTCCTGTAAATATATTTCTTGCTCCTAAATCTCTTACTTTTTCATATACTTCCTTGTTAGTTTCTGCTACTTCAAATTGAGGCAATACTCGCATTCCATTAGCGCCAAATTTGCCTAATTTAGCTACTCTGTATAAATCAACATCGTATGTTTTCATCTCTTCCAATCTATCCAGATATGCTTGTGGTAAATAAGGATTATCTTCTGGAATAGAATGATGATAATATGTTTTTCCTAACCTTATAACTTTCTTTTCGTATAACTCTTCATCATCTAAAATAACTTGCTCTTTTCCTAAGCTATCAACTCTTTTAAAAAACATACGATATACCCAGTTATTTTTATCTACTGGATTAAATGTTAAAATAAAGTGCATTGATAAATCTGGGCATCTTACACGACCTAAAAGCTCATTATAACCTGCTGCTTTTACCTCGCTTGCTTCCTCTATCCATACAATAGAAACATTATTTATAGACTTTACCTTTTCTGGATTATCCATTCCTTTAAATATGATTCTGGAACCATTAGGAAACTTGAACTGCAAAGGGGATTTATGGGCAACTACCTTTGTTTTTGCTATTTGCCTATTTCCACGCCCTATTTCCAGCATATCCATATCATCTAATATTTCATATAACAAACTATAACAGCTTTCAAATATAGTATCAAAAACTTCTCTAACAACTAAAACTGTACGTTTTTCCTGAAAACATTTTAATATAATTTTTAACGCTGTATTATAACTTTTACTGCTTCCATAACCTCCACAAACTACATATATCTCGGAATCCCAATCAAAAATATAATCATAGAAATTAGGAGCTACTTCCTTATTTACTTGTTTAGGCTCACTTTTTCTTTGTTGTCTTACCACTTACATTTTTCACCTCTATTTCCTCATCTGGACTTCTTTTCTTAATGATATTTATTTGTACACTACCTTCGTTTTCAGATATCGTATAATTATCCCTATTTCGTTTCCACTCATCAGGTTTTCTATTATTTAACCATATGGCACAGGCTGTAACATCAGGTGGCATATATTTTTTAACTTTCTTTTCTGAAATAACTATACCATCTTTTCTGATTCTTTCAGTTTCTACATAATCATAACCCAAACAGCGTTTAAGAAGCGCATTTTCCACCATTCTATCTACTACTTCTTTGCCCTTTACCATTGCTTCAGCAAATTCAGGATATCTTGATATCCACTTGTATAATGTACTATAGCTAATACCTATTAACTCACAAACATCTCTATCAGAGGCTCCATCCCTACACCAACCCTCTAATAAGATTAAATTTTCTTTACTATACCACTCTTTATACGTGGTCCCTTTCTTTTGCTCCATATTGTTGATTATTCCCTCCTATAATAAATTTAAAATATTATACAAATTGTATTCATTAACAAAGAGACCACCAGGATGCACCAGGATTAACTTTAAATTTTATAATATAATTCCATTACACTATATATTAAAGTTAATCCAGCTTAATCCTGGTGGTCTTTGCTTACATTATATGCTTTGATATTTACTTGATATATGCTTTAAATAATTTTGATTCCTTTAAGCTCATTTCTTCAATTGTATATTCCCCTCTGCCAAATTTACCTTCGATATGCTTCTTTACTTTGGCTATGCTTGGAAAACGTTTTTGGTCAATTTTCTTTCCATTTTTATCATATATTTTATAAACTCTCACCCTATCTCCCTCTTTTTAATTTTTTTAATTATTGAAAACTCTGCTTCAAGTTTCCTTGTCATTGAGTTTATCTTGTTGCATTTTAGCTAAACTTTTTACCCTTAAAGCTAATTCCTTCCTATAGGCTTTCATTCTGCATACTTCACAGTTATTTTCCTCATTGATAAAAAATGCATGATGAAATTCTTTACATATCATGCACCTATGAGAAGCAAGCTGTTTTTCATCAAATGTAAAAAATATGATTAAATTTATGGACCTGCCATCTTGTTGTTTTTCAAACTTAAAAGTAAAGTTGTCGTTCTTAATAAATTTTCCAAGGTATTTTATAGCTTGCATATATGAATCCTTGTAATTATAAGAACTAAACAATTTCTCACTTATTTTTTGGGAGACTAACATTATAAGTGGCACCTCCAGTTAAGTTTTCCATTTCTATATCTTGGCAAGCTTTTACAGCCAAGGAATCAACTAACTCATTAAACTTTTCTCCTGAATGCCCCTTTACTTTCTGCATTATTATCTCAACATCGTTAGAACAATCAAGAAATTTTTTCCAAAGGTCTTTGTTCTTAACCGGTTGCTTGCTGGAAGTTACCCACCCTTTGTTAATCCAATTTCTTATCCAGTTTTTATTATATGCCTCTACAACATAGGCTGAATCTGAGAAAATATTGATTTTATTTATTCCATGAGATTTAGCAAGATTTACTGCTTCTATCACTGCCGTTAATTCCATCCTGTTATTAGTTGTATAGGCTTCTCCCCCATAATAGGCAGATAAAATCTTTTGCTTAGAATCAAGAAACACTATCCCATATCCACCAACCCCAGGATTATAACTACAAGCTCCATCAGTATAACAATATATTTCCTTTTTTACTTTTTCCTCATTCATTTTCTTCTATTTCCTCTGCTGATTCAAAAAGCTTATCAACTTCTTCCTGAGAATGCAAGATTATCCTCTCAACTTCTGGTACATTATAAGGAAATGTTACGGGAACTTTACTTGCACTACAAGAAAACCAAGATTCTCCATTATCATCTGAGAACACCTTGCCGTTAATATTGTAAGCTGTTGCATTATCATTGCAAACTCTAAAAATGCTTGGACATCTCTTATTCTGCTGTACACTTGCTTTATTCCCATAAAAATCACTAACATCTTTCCACTCTTCCTCAGAGCCAGTAAGAACTGTCAGCGGCTTGTATTCCACAAGTGTTTTAAAAAGGCTCATAACAAAACCGATAGACAAGCCCGAGTGGCCTTGCTTATCGATAACCTTGATAAGCTCCATAACATTTTCTTTTGCAAGTTTAGCAGCTTTACATTCAAATGTTCTTGTTCTTGCTGCATCTTCTACAGTCTTGATATAAGAATCTTCCTTGATATAATCCTCAAGGGGCTTATCCTCTATGCTTTTGATAAAAATATCAAGCTCATTTTCTGCAAACTGTACAATACTCATTTTTTTTTACTCATTTCCTTTCTTAGCATATAAATAAATACAAACTATAGCCTTTTTAAATAACTCATCAAAAGTGCTTGCGTAAATAGTAAAACATAAATTTCTTTTTTCATCTCTTTTCAGAACCGAGGAAGTAAAGAATATTTCGCCATCTGAATTTCTTGAATTAAAAATATAACTGATTCCCAATCCAGTCTTTCTGCTTAACTTCTCGTAAAGCTTAAAAAGCTGGTCAACTGTTAAATCCTTGTCACTAAATTTCTCCATAAAGGGAATTTTGTTGTACAAAAATTTATCTAAGTTTTCTTTGTTTTTTGGAATTTTACAATCCAAAATATTTATCTTATCATATGTAATTTTGGCCATTTTATCACCTAAACTTGTTAAAATAAAAGTCGCCCTTAGCCCAGAATAAACACTGAACTATTGGGCGACTTTGTTTTCATTTAAGAATATTACCTTTTATTTATTTACTTAGATATCCCAATCATCATCGTCATCTTCGTCCTTTGCCTTCTTCTTAGACTTAGGGGCTTCCTTAGCAGCAGGAGCCTTCTTCTTGGACTTAGGCTTTACCTCTTCTTCCTCTTCCTCCTCTTCCTCCTCATCGTCACCCTCGTCTTCATCTTCTTCCTCGGGTTCAACCTTCTTCTTAGACTTCTTTGCGGGCTTTTCCTCAGCCTTCTTCTTGGGCTTTGCTTCTTCCTCCTCATCGTCAGAATCTTCTTCTGACTCAGCAGATGTATCAACGTCACCCTTAAGAATTGCCTCAATCTTTCTTGCTGAAATGTACTCGGGAATTGCCTCGATAATTCCTACAGGATTAGAGGCTGCCATGAATACAAAGAGGGGGAATCTTCTACCGATATCCTGAATAGCTGCCTTATCCTTACCCTCACGAATTACCTTTACAGCCTCAGCTGTAGACCAGTTCTTTGCCATAATTAAATTCCTCCTAAAAAATAGTTTTGTTTAATTTATTAGTGGTTATCCACCGACCGAGGTTTCCCTCGGTTTCGTCTTAATTTTCAAAGAACTCATCAGGGTGGCTTTTATTACTTTACATAGTAAGAAATAAAACGATAATTTGTACTCTTAGGATTATGAGAATAAACTACATATCCGGTTCCGAATCTTCCATAATACTCTGTGATTGTCTCACCTTTAACTGACTGATAACCTCTGCAAAGAGAAGTATGGTGAAGAGTATAGCCTGCATTTTTAATTTCATTAACTGTTTTCATTTTTAATTACCTCCGTAAACTTGTTTTGGTTTTGTTTTAGTTTATGTTTTAATTATATACTTCAATTGTTAATAAATTTATATGAATTATATTAACATACTGTAAATTTGACAAGAATTTAGATTATTTTTAATTTTCAAAATTCCACATAAACTTTCTAAGTTGTACCCCGGCTTCCTCCAAAAGACTATCAGCCAACTGAGACGGATAAAAATCATCATATATAACTATAGAAATTCCAGCATTGATAATTAGCTTTGCACATTCAGCACAAGGTTTATGTGTACAGTACATAGTTGTATCTTTGCAGCTGATTCCCAACGCTGCTGCCTGCAAAATAGCATTTGCCTCGGCGTGAACTGCTAAACATTCATCATGCCCTTGACCATGACCAAAACCCAGCTGCCTTTTCCGACAAAAACCATAATCATACGCACAATTTTTAATGCCTTTAGGAGCGCCAGAATACCCTGTAGCGATTATTCTTTTATCTTTTATGATAACAGCGCCTTTATGAGCGGATAAGCAAGTGCTTCTTTCGGAAGCTGCATATGCTATTTTCATAAAATATTCGTCCCATGAGATTCTACTCTTCTTTTTTGCTTCCATTTACTGATTCCTCTCTTTCCTTTATTTCATCAAGCTGGTCATCAATATCATTCAAAATGTGGTGATACTGGATATTATATTGCTGTAAAAATCGTTCCAATTTAAATATTAGCTGCTGTTGTTCCAGCAAAACTTCTTTTTTATTTTTAAATTTTCCAAACATTCCATATGTGTAAATAGTAGTCAGATATTTTTTACCACATTTAGGACACTGAATATACCTTACAACGACATTAGACCGAAGCGATAACGTTTTTTGACCTCTAACATTAAACAGACTTCCACAACCGTCTTCTGCATCGCATTTAACTCTTACTATCTCAGCACGTTTAATTTTCCTTTTCATTTTCTTCTTTTTCCTCACTGTTTTCCTCATCTGCTGCATCTACATCAATTTCCGCTATCATAGCAACCTTAAACGCATCATTGGAAATTATTTTGGTTATATTCTCCAGCTCCACATAATCGACCTGAGATTTAAATTTTATCTTTCCTGCTCCGTCATGGTCAATACTGATGCTGTTAATCATAAACGAACCAAGTTTAATTTTCTGACCATCAACAACAGCAATTATAGTAACGTTTTCATTCAGCATCTGAATAGACTGGATATATTTTGATATTGTATCATATGTAAATTTCAAAGTCAAAGAAATATTTTTGACCTGATTTACATTATGACCCCCGTAAGAGGCTACTGTTTTAATGCTTACTTTTTCCATATAATTTTTCCCTTTCTTGATAAAATTTATTTCTTGCAGCTTTGCTGCCAGTTTTGACTTTTGGAGTATTTTGCTTGGTCGTTCCAGGAGCCACCAGAAGCCCCTCAGATTCAACTTTGCTTTTAGACAATAATTTATATTTATGATTATGCTTGATTCCTCTGGCAATGTCCTGGACATCCTCTGGTCGAATCAATATGTATTCTTCATTAGTGCTAAGGAACTGTATCATAAACACGCCAGATTTGTGTGATGTATCGCAATGATAAAACAGTTTGTGTAAATCCAGCAGATTTATTTTGATACTCTCAGCATCTGTACTTTTTAACTGGCACAATAAAATATCGTTCTCGCCGTCTTCTTTTTCTATCCAACCAGAACCAGAATTTTTAGTAGGATTCAAGCCATATTTTTTCATTGTCTCAGCTTCATTATTTCTATAAAATTTTCCTGTTCTTTTCATCTTTAATTCCTTTGTTTTGATAATTTTAATGCAAGCTCTGCATCTCTAACTATAATGCCTCTATGTTCTTTTTTCAAGCGTTTATACAGGTCAAAACCTGTACCACTCTCAAAATTTTTGAAGGCATAACTGTACATTGTTTTGATTTCCTTGTTTTCCTTTTGCAGCCTTATCAACTGCTGCGCATTCATGTCATACACACGGTCAGCCACGATATTATCATCTAAATAATAATACACATATGACTGTACTAAAATCCAGCGTTGTAACATTCTAATTTTATCAGCTGTACCTAAATATGGATTCTTAAAATTCATGTTTTTACCTCAAATATAAATCAACTCAGAGAGACTTTTTATTTGGTTTATTGGTCTCTCTGAGCGTATTATTTATGCTATCTGTTTTAATGCAGCTGCATATTTGTTATCTTTTGCGTTATTTGCAAGGAGCTGTATAGTGTCTTTGCTCAGTCCCTTAACAACAGCGATTTCAAGGATTTTTGCAAGGTCAAGCTTGTTTTCAAGTTTCGCTATCATTGTAATACATCTATAGGAGAATGTGGCTCTTATCAGATTTACTTCAGCAATGCTTCTAATATCTTCTATGAAATTTACAAGCTCCACATTTCCTTTTGCAAGATATAGTTCAATGTCTCTATCATAATTGAACTCAATAATTACGAACCTATCAAGCGTAGCCTGGTCAAGAACCATTCTTCCTGTATAGTTTTCATCTGCTCCTTGACCTACTGTATTACCAGCAGCCACTACCCTAAAGTTTTCATTTGCATTGATTCTGCCATTAGGAAATTCAAAATATCCATTTGCTATTGCAGCATTCAGAAGCACCAGAACCTCTGGGATAGAAGCGTCCATTTCATCAAGGAAGAACAGACCACCATTTTTAAATGCTTTGTAGAACTCTGTCTCATGATATACACCACCTGCATCTATAAAACCTGTGAGCTTGTATTCCTGCTGAACTGAGTTTGTGAAGTAAAACTCTAAGCCCATATTCTTTGCTATCTGCTCCAAAGTGTGATTCTTACCAGAACCAGCAGGACCAGCAAGATAAACAGGGATATTGTTTTCAATACAAGTCTTAATAGTCTCATATTCCTTATGGTGTACTTCTCCTTTGGGAATTTCAACCTTAGGAATCTCAATCTCCTGTTCCTCGATTTCTTTCTTGATGTCTTCCTTTACAGAACCAGACTTCTTAGAATTGATAAAAGAACTGGACTTCTTAATTCCTTTAGTCTCATACTTAACATTCATGGAATCAAAGGTATAGCTTCCATCATCTTCATTATTGAACACAATGTCGATGCCCTCAATAACAGTGTGGAAGTTTCCTTCCTTATCAACATAAGCCTTGCGAATGTAATTATAAATCTTTTCAGAATTAGGGTATTTAACGTATACCACTACATAATTTCCCTTGTTGGCATCTGCAATTTTAATAACTGTAAACTTTTCCATAATTTTTACCTCCGTAAACTTTTGGTTTTTGTATTTGGTTTATGTTTATATTATATACTATATTTTAGCAAAAGTAAATAGGAAAAGGGCAAAATTAACAAAAAGTTAATAAAGCCCTTTTCTTTTATATTATATTTTATTGAATTTTTCTACCTCATCATCTACACTGGATATAAAGTTGTGCAGATATTTTTCTCCAGGTTTCAGAAGCTCACCCATAATAACTTCCCTGTCATACATAGATGAGCCAATAGTCCAATCAAAACTGTTTTTAGGAATGTCTGGAATATTTTCATCATTCGCAACACAAACCCTCGCTGCAAATATTATTCTTCTCAACATATCTGGGTGAGATAATGCAAATGCTATAACACCCAAATTAAGTTTTTCTGTGGAGTTTTTTATTCTTACCCTAATTGTAACAATTATTCCTTTAAAATAAGATGTAAAATGAGATGTGGTCGCTGGAGATATAATATCTAAATTACATCTAATGCCCTGTGATTCCAATTTTTGAACTATTGCCAAAGCCTTAGCAGAATTATCAATTATTGTTTCGGTTGATACATCTCCAAGAAAACCAACGTGTTTAACAACTGTCATTGATTTTTGTTTTGTTGGAACCCTTTTGCTATTTATCATATTAGTAGGAATACCCTGCAAATATCTTGGTACTGAACACTGATAACCAGCTATAGAATATTCTGGCTTAGTTTTTACAGAATCAGCGTTGATATTATATTTTGTATCGAGAAGATTCTTAATGCTTTTCTTTCCCTCTTCCCAGCCTGTTTTTGCAAGCTCAACAGCTTCTTCATAATTTTTTACTAAATTAAAGTCTTTTAACTTCTTGTAATTTGCTCGTTTCTCAAAAACGTTGCAAGTTTTAGCAGATGAATTATCAATATATCTAAGTAATTCCGACAGAGAATTAAAATATACTGTAATAGACTTTGCATTACCACAAGATTTTACTGTTTTAATTTCTGTGTACATAATTATTATTTACCTCCGTAAGATTATTCCGTAAGATTATTAAGATTATTTGTTTTTGTACTTTTGTACTATAGATAAATACTTATTACTTATTACTTATTACTTATTATTATGTAATATATATAAGTATTATATAATTATATTATAATCTGAAATACCGAAAAGTAAATAGGTTTAAAGTAAGATTTACAAAATATTTACATTTGTTAATATAAATATAAAAGATGTACCAGGATAAACCACATTTAACTTTATTATTTAGATATAGTAATTATATTGCTCAATATCTTAAAGTTTATCTGGACTTTATCCTGGTGCACCAGGGGTATATTATTTGATTATTATTTTTCTTCTTTTAACGTTGTTTGATTTTTCGGGAGATTTCCATATAATGCTATACAACAACTGTCAGCTGCATCATCATTGAATAAGCATTTATTTCCATTATATATGAAATACTTTTTTATTTTAGTATTTTCTGGGAGTTTTACGATAATGTCTTCTTTATGTCCTAAACTACAAACATATTTTATTGTAGGCCATTTCTTTGGGTCAACATAGTAATTATTATTTTGTGGCTTTGATGTACCTACTATTTTAGATTTCCATGCTCTTGTATCTGCTGAATAAATAGGATATGCGTATTTGACAGCACAATCAATTATAACAGCGTTTAATGCTCCTATTGATTTTATATAGTTAATGTTTAAAAACCCCTCAGAACGTAACCTAATGCGCTCTATGACCACTATTATATTATCTGATTTATAGCTTAGATTCTTAAACAGGATATCTAATTTTTCTCTTAAATATCCTCGCTTTTCCGAATTGTTTGCAAAATGCTTAAAATCTATGTAGGTTATTTTTTTTATTTGATTATCTGCTATAATTGTTATTCCTGTTCGTTTATAACTTTGGTCAATTCCTATCGTTATTTTATTATATTTCATTTTCTTTACATTTTCCTTTCTGCATAATTTATTATCACATTCCAAACAGTCAGCATAAATTGCTATTCCATAAATTGGACAATGTTTAGACATTATCAACTTTTCCTTTCTTGCATCAACATTCCTAACTTGTGAGATAAAATTCTGCCCTGCCAGATATCCATATTATAATAGGGAGTAGTCCAGATTAAGCTGTTATCTTTAAAATAATCAACAGTAGGCATTGTTAATGTGTTTGCATGGATTATGTACCCAGCTAAACCTAATAAGCTAATTTGTATATAAGACATATGGCAGCAAGTAATATCTATATCTTGACCTACAAAATAAACATGATTCTTATAGTTTAATCGTTTAAACAAATCATTACATATCTCAGCAGCAGCTACAAGCATTCCACCAGCACCAACGCTCGGGTCATTAACGCTAACATATCCCTTATCATGTACTTGTTTAGACAGCATAGGCTTGCTTATAGTGACCTTAGCAGATGCTTGGGAAATATTATATGGAGTGAAAAATTGACCTGCATTTTTATTTGATATTTCTAACTGCATATAAATATTGCCTAACAAATCTTGATACGGATTATCTTGATATTCCATCGTTAATAATGCAAACATTTGAGTAATTATTCTTTGCTCTTTTGCATTATATTGCTTTATGGTTTTTAAATACTGCTCTTCTCTTGCATTCCAGGTATTTATCAGTGTTTTATTCTTAGATTCTAAATAAAATCTTGTGCAGCTGTTTTGCAATGATGTAGCAAACATTAGCATTAAATCGCTCCATACTTGATATGGATTTTTACTATTGAGCAATAATTTAAAACCATTGATAAACCTTTGAACATTCTCACTATTTTTAGTTTCTGATATTCTTATTTTTGACATTATAATACATCTCCCAAAATCAATTTAAATGCCCCTATAATCAAACTTAGCTTAATGTTAATGTTTATATTGCACATTAGCTTTAACGTTGATTATAGGGGCATTAGGCTTTATTATTTGAGCTTTATGCGACCCATGCCTTGATTCCAACAAGCATCACGCATTTGGCACTCTTTAGCTCTTTTGCTGTCATATGTTTTACACAACTCACACCTTTTAGGTGGTTTTTTAGTTGTGATAAAATTATGCTTATATTCCTGAATGGCTTCCAAATGCTCCACAGCTGTAGATATTTCCGAGAAGTCATATGGAACCATTTCTATTTTAAAATCTTGCGTGTTTTTATCTTCCATTAAGACAAAACCATTATGAATACCAGTTAAATATTCATACAACATACACTGTTTCCTGCCAGCTGGGTGACCTTTAGCTTTTTGAAATGCAAATGTATTCATTGATTTTATTTCACAAATGTATTTTTTACCTGATATGGTCAGTATAGCATCAGGAGTGAAACTAAGGTCATATTCAGGTTTTAACTGAGTAGAATCCATATCCTTGTAAGTTCCTAAACCTCCACGAATAAACAACCTTTGCCATTTCTCGTGTATTGCGTTGCCCTCTTCAAAAATACATTTAGATTTTAAGGACAGTTCTTCCCCTTGGGACATTTTAAAGAATAAGCTAAGGACCTGTTGACGATAACAAAAGTCTTTTTCATGAACCATAGCAGAGGCATGCAGGCCGATACGTTCCAATGCTTCTCCGTTTTTTAACTGAATAGCATATACCATTTTAGCTTCCTGTTTAGGTTGGTGTTCTGCATAATAACATTTTTTTAATGCTGACATAACAACTAAATCAGAAGAATCAGAAAGCTTTTGGGATTCACTTTCTTTGATTCTGTTGAGTTCTTTTTTGATATTTGATACATCTGCTGCCATTATTATTTTCCTTTCTTTTTTATCTCTTTTTCAAAAATCAATTCGGAAACTAAATCTATAACCCCCATTAAAATAGCAATAGGGAAAAATATAGATTTTACAAGTATCTTACCATGATTTACTTTATACATTTTATATGTATATTTATAGATTCCATTCTTTTCCCTTGCCAAAATATTACTTAAAATTTCACTAACTACAAAACATATAAAACAGATTATGAAATAAATTATACATACTTTCAAAATTATTGATTCCATTATTTTCTTTTCCTTTCTTTTTCTTCTTTAAACTCCATGTTAATTTCAGTTACATCTATTCCTATTTTTGATTTACAGAAATTTATCATATCTGCATCTGTTATATGCTGGTCAAATACCAACGGGAGATTTGTTAGTGTATGCTTTAGCTCCTCATAGATTTTTCTGATATTTGCCTTGGTGTACTTTTTACGATATAAAACATATATCACAGCTGCCAGTGTAGTGTGTACACCTTTATTAACATATGAAATATCATTTTTATCTTTAGCTTCCTGCATTCTCTGATTTACGTTAGATTTCATTTACTTCACTTGCTCCTTAAATTATGTATGAGAATGCACCGTATGACATTCTTATTTTGACATAGTAATTATATTACCTTAGCTTATAAAATGTCATACGGTGCAACCTGGTTTAATCTGAGCTATTTGACAACTCAATATATTTGTTGATATAGAACTGTGCTTTTTTGATATCGTTAAGTCCACCTTTATCAGATTCCCGCCAGAGATATTTAAAAGCATTTCCTTTACAAAAAGCTTTAACAAAATCTATGCCAAATACTTCTTGCATAGCATCAATACATTCATACTTGCCTTTAGCATATCTGCTTGGGTGATTTATATCATCTGTATTTTCTGATACTGATTTAGGCTTGATATCTGCATCATCTTTAACTTTTCTGACTAATTCTGACCTATCCCAGACAGGAAAATAAAAGACAGAGCCATCATTTCTTAATTTAGGTTTAGAAATGAGCATGATATCTAAATCATCATATCTTTCGGATTTAGTTCCTAAGCCTACAAAACGTAACTCTTTGTCATAATCGCTTAAACGGATTTCAAGTCTTGCTGTTTTATTCCTGTCTTTTTCGGGAGATATCAAACATAAAACAGTTGTTAAATATGATTCTTTTGTAAATTCTAACAACCGCTCTACTTTGTATTGCCTGCCGTTATTCAGCAGCACTATATCTTTTTCAGATAAAATTTGTTTTACATCTACCATCTTATTTACTCCTTTTAACCATAATAAGGTCAGCAGCACAAGGAAGTGATTCTATCCAGTTACAAAAATCATTCCATTCATCAAGCTTGTGGCCCTTACGCTGGCTATATATATTTCTAAGGACTTCATAATTAAATAAAATTGTCCTTTTCTGATTATAGGAACTGGGCAAAAGCTGTATCATCTGCCACCATATTTTCTTTTTGGAAAACTCCGTTTTATATTCATCTGACTGCTTATCGTAATTATTATAAATACCACGGTAAATGTTGAGTTCATTGATAACATTTTCAAGCAAACAAGTATCAATTAAATGCTCATGTGAAAAATCATCAAGAGTAAATTCATTTACTGCTATGGAGTGCATTGTGCTTGTAGAATTTGATACAGTTCCTACTTTGTATGTATCAAATTCTTTCCAGAAATATAAAGGCGCTGTTATATCAACACTGACAGTTATAAACCTCATGAATTTAGCATGACTGGGACCCAGTGCAGCTAACTTTGACATCAACTCCCTATCTTTCTGACCAATCATCAAAAAGCCTGTTCTTTCCTTAAAAATGCTGTCAGACTTACCCCAAGAACCAAATGAGTTGCGCATTCCACGCACAGCAGCTTCCCAGCCATCTGTTCGCATATTTTCAAATTTTATCATCTTTCAAACTTCCTTTCAATAAATTCCTTTACCTAATTTGCCAAGCTTTATATACTCAGCTACATAGGAAATAAAAGTTGAATTTGTAGGACGTGAATCTCCATTTCTAAAAATTCCAATGCCAAACAATGTACTCCAATATTTTTTGATTTCATAAACATTGTAGGCTTTTTCTACTGCATTCCTCATGTTACGCTCCACCTGAGTATATATGATATTAAACTTCTCAGCTATATCTTCATACATTTTTGTGACCTGTTCTGTAGTTGTGTCGTCAATTATCTGCTGCTGTATTGCCATAGCTAAAAGTTTAAAACCTGCATATCTGGGAGATATACCCAAATCTAAAAGCGCTTTTCTTACTCTCATTTCCAGCTCAGAAAATTCTATTGCTACTGTTTTTTCTTCCATAAAATTAGCTCCTTTTATTCAACTTCCTTTTTGCAATTCCGTGTCAAAGAATTTACAGATAATTTTTTACCACAGATGGGACAATATGATATTTCTATCTGATTAGATACACCATTCATATCTACACAAACAGCATCATATTTAGGGCAACCTCTCCAGGTAATTCTGAAATAAAATTTCTTGTCATCTGCATCATAACAAATCTCATTTACAAAATTACTGTCAAACTGAATATTTACCGCATATGTACCATATCTTGCAATTCCCTTACCTAAACTGTTACATACTCTGCAACTACTCATCTTCCTCATCTTCTTCCTTTGTGATTCTGTTAGCCCTCATCAATTCCTTTCTGACTTTTGCGACATCATCAAATGAAACAAACCCCCTATCAAAAAACATTGGGATTTCACATTCGCCCATTGGATTTGATACCTTAGATTTAACAACCTTGCATTTCATAATTATGCCTACTTTTTTATTTGCAGCAGAATTGCTAACATCTTTATTGGGTATTTCTATCCATGCTCTTCTCGCAACCTGGATTCTGATAGATGAATAAAACTTTGGCGCTCTTCCACCTGGGGTATCGGTCTTATCACCAAATAACATGGCGTCCATTTTGTCTCTGACCTGATTTATCAAAACAATGGTTGTGCCAGTTGATTCGCAAATTTCCTCCAACAATGGTAAATATCTGTGCATTAGTCTTGCAGTTCCACCAATACGCTCATTATTATCTGTTTCCGTTCTTGCTTGCTTTAACAACTTGTCTATATCCTCTCTGGGCTTGCAAGCAGGAACCGAATCAATAACGATTAAAGGAATACCCGCCTGAGCGAACTGGACAGCCTTGTTGAGCGCCTGCTCTCCATACCTTGCTCTATACACTATCATCTGCTTGGGCTTGTTACCGAATGTTCTCGCACGCTCAGAATCAAATGTGCCCTCTATTGGAATATCCAATGCTAAATCATGCAAAGACATGAGATGATACCCTAAGGAAGTTTTACCAGAGCTTTCGGGACCAAATATTTCTATTATTCTCCCCTCTGGCATTCCACCTCCTATAATTGCATCTAAATCTTCTAAACCAGTTGACCAACGTGCAATTTTTAAGCCCTGAGAATTGCCAAGTGAGATTATTGAACCTTGCCCCTCTTTAGCATTTATTTTCTTGCAAAGACTCATAATCTCAGCTTTATTTGTTTTAGCCATTTTGATTTCCTCTTTCAATCAAAAATTTCTTTGTTAGTCCTAACCTCTGCTTTTATACCTACTTTTGCAAGCTTGCAAACCCTTGCATTTGCCTGTTCAAAAGTATCATATTCATTTATACCTATCTTCCAATGGTTGACAAACCAAACTACTAATCTATACATAACTTTTACCTCCAAAACTAACAAAACTAAAAATCAGAATAAAATCGAGATTATTTCCCCATCTGCATCAATTTCGTAAGCCGCAAGCACTGTTGCTCCATCAATATCAAGCTCAAAATAACAGCCACTGTTATCATCATAATAAACTTGAAAACCGCAACCCTCTTTAACCAACTCCATTAATTTGATATCAGAAATAATCTCAGCTTTTTTTTCTTTCTTTCATTTTAAATTCCTCCTGAATGTTTTTTATTAGGTTTTTGTTTATGTTTATATTATATACCAAAAAATTGAGCTTGTAAATACCTTTTGAGGGAAATTAACAAATTGTTTACAATTACCCTTTCTTTAATCCTCTGGAATACAACGCCACATTATATTTTTTTACTCTTGATAAATAAATACCTCTTTTAAACTCTAACGCTCCATGCTCCTTTAATATGTCAATTACTCTTGACGTAACTACCCTTGATTTGCACCTATCATAAAAATCATCATAAGACTTAAATTTTCCATTCTTTTCTCTCTCTGATTCTATATAATCTGCTGCTTTTTTGCCAACACCCTTAATGGAAGATAACCCCATCTGTATTATATTTTCGCCCTCTTCTTTCCTGAGTGCAAAATCGCTATAATAATTTACGTGCGGTAAAAATATTACAGCTTCATCTAAAACAGCTTTGGAAGCAAATTTATCCATTTCCATCTCATCTTTAGCATACTTCATTTTTGCGTACCAATATTCATTGGGATAATAAATTTTATAAAACATTTCTTCAACACTTATCAAAGAATATCCTACACCGTGACCTTTGTTAAATGAATATGAATCTGTCATTTTTGCAAAAAGGTCCTCAGCCTCATCTTTTTTAAAACCCTTTTTCTTAGCGCCCTCCCAGAACTCTGCAAACAAAATATCATACAAATTTTTCTGCTGTGCTCGCTCTTCGTCTTTCTGGCTAGTAGATTTCATCATTTTCAAAATCTTATCAGTTGTCGCCCATTCCATGCCACCAATATACACACAAATCATCATTATTTGCTCTTGATATATAACAGTACCATAGGTGTCCTGCGTGTACTTATAATATTTTACAGACATCGCCTTTTCCTTGTTATATTTGTTATGAGCATACATATCTGGCATTTTTAAAGATAATGGGCCAGGTCTATTCATTGAAGAAGCTGCTACTATATCTTCAAAGCAATCGCAATTTATTTTAGTTAAAATATCCCGCGGTGTAGAAGATTCAAACTGAAATATGCCATCACAATTTCCTTTTCCAAATTCTCTAATAATTTTTTTATCCTGTACAATTTTCGTATAATCAACTTGCACCCCTGTTACTTTCCTTAAATCATCTAAACTTTCCATTGTTTTCAAGCCTAAAATATCAAATTTGATAACATTAATTTTTTCAATATCAACTAAATCATAATTAGTAAATAGATTTCCATCTTTATCTATTTTCAATGCTGTATATTGTGTGATATCACCACCAGTAATAGCAACGCCAGCTGCATGGGTACCTATATATCTTACCTTTTTAAACAGCTTTGTAAAATGGACAATTATATCATCATAGCGTTGATTATACATTACCGCTTTGCTATCAGACAATAAACCGACTATATTTAAATCATCATCGGCTGCATACGGTTTAATAAAATTCTTTATCTCTGCTATGGTCCTTTTTCTCTCAGTTATTTCTTCTGGAGTTGCATCTTTATCAATGATATTTAAACCACAAACCTTAGCCAAATCATTTATCAGATTATCAGTTTTATACAAACCGTATGCACAAATCCTTGCAGCATGACCAGCATATTTTTTACAAAGATATTCTATAACTTCATGCCTGCGGGAAGTCTGAAAATCAAGGTCAATATCAGGAATTTTCTTTTTATCCATACGCAGGAAACGCCTAAAATCTAATCCAAAAAATATAGAATCTACTTCTGTTATTCCAAGAACATAAGCAACTTCACTATTGCAAACTGAACCTCTTCCTGGACCTACTGCAATACCACGATTCTTTGCCCATTTTACATAATCCTGTACAATAAGGAAGTAATCAGCAAAACCGTGATGAACTATAACATCATATTCCTCTTTGCACCTTGCTATATACTCTTTGTTTTTTTCTTTACCTCTATAAGCTAATCCTTTTTTTATATTTTCCTTTAAGATTTTTGCGGAATCTTGACCCTCAATTTTGGGGAAAATCAATTCCAACTGGCTTAAAATATCCCCATCAACTTTATCCTCTATTTCATCTAAAGCTGCATACATTTCCTTAGCCAGCTTCTTTGTCTCGGATTCTCCAAAATCCTTTTTGTGCATCTTATAAAAACGCTTTTTCATTTCATCTGGTGCAGGCATATAACGCTCCGCATAAGTTGCTTCTATATCAGCAAAATTATGTCCCGCTATCTCGTGCATCTTCATGTATGTGGGGAAGTCCTCTTTTCTTCCTCTATGGGAATCAGAGGTTAATATACACTTAATGTTTAATCTCTTAGCTAACTTAATTGATTCTACATTTACCTTTTCCTGTAGTCCTACATCTGATACTTTATACGGCTGAACTTCCACATATAAATCATCTTTAAAAATCTTTTTGAGCTTTAGCAAAAACTTTTCCGCTTTTACAAAATCATCTTTAATTATGCACTGAGCTAAATATCCTGCAACGCAAGCTGTAGTACAGATTAAGCCATCATGATATTTTTCTAACATATCAAAATCCCAAATAGGATTATAAAATTTCTGTTTTTCTCCCTCGTACTGCACATTATTAAGATTCTCAAATCCCTTTAAATTTTTAGCTACTAATATCATATGAAAACCACGATTCTGTGGAACATATTTGGGTAAAAAGTAGCCCTCTACTCCAAGAACTGGCTTTATCTCACATTCCTTGCAAGCAAAATAGTGTTTTACTAATCCATGAGCATTACCATGATTTGTTAAACCAAGAGCCTTATATCCCAGCTCTTTCGCTAACGCTGCTAATTCTCTTGCTTTTCCAAATCCGTCAAATGTGGAATACTCATCATGCCTATGCAAATCAAACATTAAAAACCACCCTTAAACCAATTTATTTAATCAAACCATTTTGTTTCAGAATATCTAAAAATTCTATCTTTTTATTTTTTATTTTATTCTTTTCTGGACTTCCTATATTGTAGTGAACTATAGATTTATTTAATAATAATTTTGGATTTTTAGGCATCTGTTTTAAGGAACTTATTTTCCTGACATACTTGCCTAATTCAAAATTATATAAATCATTTTCACACACAAATGAATTTTCAAAATTTTGGTCTTGAAAAAATCCTTTGATTTTATCCGTATTAAATTTACACCAGTTTTCAAAATAAAAACACAAAAGCTTATTTTCAAAAAACTTTTCCAAAAGATTTTTATAAGATTCTAAAAGGTTGTTATTCATAACATAAATTCTGGTTCCACTATTGAAATAATTATCAACATATTTACTTAAAATATCCTGAGGAATAGGATTTTTATTATTCCATAAATTTATCAATTCTGACTGCACATCGTTAGAATAATAAATTTTATTACCTTGTTTATCCTTTTTAACCAAAAATCCTGTCATTCCGTCCCGTACAAAAGAGCAACAATTTATATTTTCAAAAATATTTATCAAATCAGAGGTTATTAAAATATCATCATCAAGAAAAAGTATTTTTTTACAATTCGTTTTCTTAAACAAATAATATTGTGGCAAAATATTCATTCCCATTTTATACACATTTAAAAAATGCTGTCCCTGCTCTGATAATTTGAGATTCTTTAAACAAAAATCATTTACCTTTTCGGAACCTATTACTTTAAAATTACTGATATATTTATTAGCTATATCAGTAATTTTGTCAGTCCTATCTAATAACCGCTGTTCATTAACGAAAACAAATAATATCTTATCACTTTGCTTTGGCATATTCTTTAGCATAGATTCAAAATATACCATATTGTTTACCAAAACACAAACTATATATTTAAAAGCCATTTACTGTTCTCCTTTAGCAATCAAATCCCTTGCATACAAATGTAATGACCCAGCAACGTGGGTATAAGTTCCTAAACCTACACCCAGCTCCATCGACATTAAAATCTGCATACAGGTGAACTGGAAAACATCATACGGAAAACCTAACCAAATGTCATTGCTGCGCATATAAACAGTTAGATACAGTTTATCATGTCTGATTAAAAATTGCAAGCATACTGTACAATTTACGTCTTTGGATTCTTTGTTATCTGCTGTCTTGATATGGATAACTGCCTGACGTGTATTAGGGTCTTTTTTCAACAGATTCTTGGCATATTCCCACTGGTCAAAATCAAATTTATTTTTGATACAATAACCATAATTGGAATTTACTGTTTTACCATCATCTGACATTCTATCCCAATTTTTTGTATATTTCTGTATTTCCTTTAAGCTATTATTTCCAGACAAATACCACAAAAGCTCTCCTACTGCATATCTCATAGACAGCTTGCGAATATCAGATGTAAGTATATTTTTAGTAGGGTCTTTTATCTCAGTAATAGCATTTATGACTTCCCCGCAAATTTCTCCATCACGGCTGCTTTCATTATCTTTCATGGTGGATAACACATTATACCAACGGTCCCATGCCTGAGTTATATTTTCACATGACATATAGTAATTAAATAACATTTCAAAACTTCCTTTCTTTCCTTACTTTTTCTACAAGACTACTTGATGATTCTATCTTGTTACCTAAACCATCAACTATTTTGATTCCCAACTCAGCACAAATTTTAGCTTCTGGAATCTCGCTTGCGTATCTATCGCCGCCCTTAGCAAATATAAAGTTGCTTACTGTATCTTTGTAATCGCAGTAAAGGCTGCCTATCGTTCGGCTAACAGACATATCAGTGTCTATAGATATAACTACCCTATCTACACATCTAAGCTCGCTGAGAAGTGCCTGGCGCTGTTCTTGCGTGTAGAAGCAATAGCCCTTTTTCTTGATAAGAAAATTGTCTGTATTTAAAATGCAAACATGATAACCGCCTAAAGCTTTCGCTTGCCTTAAATATTCTATATGACCAATGTGCAGGGGGTCAAATCCACCAGAGGTTATAATTAACGTTGATTCCATATCACATTACTTTCCTTTCTTAGACTTTACAATATTTTCCAAATGGGTATTTATTTTATCTGCTACAATTACACAGCTGTTTTTTCTAACACTCCGATTATCATACAAATCAATAATATCCTGCAAATACAGTTTGCTGTACGTTTCATTGTGTTTTCCAAGCTCCACAGTCGCTATCAGTTTAGTTAATTTTGCGCTCATCTCTGCTGGGGTCTGACAATAACCATAATAGTTATTATTAAAAATTTCTGCATAACCAAAACTTTTAGGCAATAAGCAAATATTACCTGTTATTGCACAATCTACTGTTGACATTGACCACATTCCACATGATGTAAAAAATGTATTTAAATGCCCAAGAATCTTATCAGAACGCAAGAAATTATAATATTCTTCTGTGCTGCCCAAAGATATAGATTTAAAATATGGCTTATCAAGTTTAAAATCTTTTCCACTGGGATTTGTAAAATAAATTGTGGGCATATCCTCAATTTTTGTTGAGCATTCCAGGCTATCGCAAATACGCAACAAAGTTTGGTAAGCATTTAAATAATAGCTGTCGCTGCTTAACCGATGATTATAAACAAATGCAAACTCGGCACTTGCATTCTTGTCTTTGCTTTTAAACAACTCTCTCTCATCGTAACCAGGCTGGGCTTTGATAATATTCCCTATCTTACAGTTATATCTTTTGTGGTAATAGCTGATAATTTCATTTTTAGCATAATCAGAATTTACAAAACAAATATCAGCTGCTTTCATTCCCTCAAACTGTCTCAGCTCTATTTCTGGCATATTCTTAAATGCTAACCAATGGTTATATGTAGCTATTACACTATTAGGAAAAATCTTTTTCAAAGGAATTACCTTTGTCGGCTCATTCACAAACACAACATCAAAATCAGCCATCTTGCTTACACGCTGGAAGAAATTTGCATCAAAAGAAAAACGCTCCAGCATTGCATTTGTAAATGTCCTGGTATTGTTAAATATTGCATAAAAATTCTCTTCAAACTCGCTATCTAAGGCTGTACAATTATCCTGTGAAAACTCAAACGCAACATATATGTTATTAGTCTTTGTAAATTTTGTACCTATCAAACTCCTAAGAAAATTTATATTGCTATCCTTATTTAACAAAACAACGCCATCAGATGATAAACTGCTTATTTGTGGAATCCATAAAATCCTCATTATAGAAACAACTCCTTTTTATCTTTGTAATCGTCCCAGTGTGCATTAAATTTTACGTATCTATCGCAATCCTTACAAAAATCATACAGCACATTTGGATTATCCAAATCATTCAAATTTCCTAAACTAAACTTTCCTTTCCAGTCTCTGCCATTATCGTTTATCGCTCTGCAACACGGATATTCCTTACCAGACTCATCAACGATTCTGTGAGCAGATTTTACATAGCATCTACTAGGCTTTGGAAGATTTTTATTATTATAAATTTCAATAAATTTATTAACCTCTTCGGGGACAGGCTCGCAATTTTCTACAAAAGAATTTATGATATAATCTATCATATACTGCTGCAACATTGCATTTTCGTCTGTATGTACTGGGAAAAATCTTACAGGAATTTTTATATTTTTGCAAAGGTTATAAATATTTCTGACATCAAAATAATTCCTACATGATACCGTACAATTTGCTTTGATTTTGTTTGCATAGGATAGGATATTTTCTATCACAGTATTAAAACCAAATTCCGTGCATCTTCTAACACTGTAATAAGCTGCATGGTCTGAACCATCTAAGCTAACTTGTATGCACTTTGCATTATCCAAAAATATATGCTGCTCATAGGTCAAAATATAGTTCATGTTAGTAAAAACCTGATACACTATATCGTTCTGTTCCAGCACCTGATTCAATGTATGTAATTCTGAATAGTTTAAAGGGTCCCCACCAGAAAAGGTAAATGTGGAATCATAATACTTTACTATCTTGCGAATCAAAGTATTGATATCAATTTCCTTACTTTCCCAAGTGTATTTTCTACACATAAAACAACGTTCATTACATTTTGTAGTCAGCTGCACCTGTACACTTTTAATTTCACTCATAAGACTTTTCCCTCTTTTCATCTTCTAACTTTTTCCTTAATCTTACAAAATTTACAACTTCTGGAATGCTTTTGTAATTTGCATTTTTAGCATAAAAACCAGAACCTATAATATCAGATTTTATTCCGCCTAAAGCAAAATGACTTTGCCAGATTTCATTAAACATTCTGCTGTAATAGCTCAAATCTGCGCCATGTTCTTTGGAAGATTCTTTAAGTGATGTGGGCTGCATTAAAAACACAAAAACAGAATTTCCTTTATCTGCATACTGCTGCAATCTCTTATTGATTAACCTAACATTTTTTAACGCTTTTCCTACCTTGTAACCTCTTTCCACTATACCATAAACACAGTCTGTAAGATACGACCTATCTATAATCAAATCGGCTTTTAGCTCTTCCACAGTCTGTATCAGCATCAGTGTTTTATCAGTTTCCTGCTTATTTTTCATCTCATCATATGGAATTATTCCATTGTATTTATGCACAGGAATTTTAACTTCTTCCGATATTTTATTGCACAAAGTTGTTTTACCAACTCTATCTATTCCCTCCACTATAATTATCATAAAAACATTTCCTTTCAAAAAACAAAATACAGGCAATCAAAGTTCAAATCTAATCAAACTAAAATTGCCTGTATAAGTTATTCATATTTTATTTTACTTATCCAAGCAAATTTTAATTACAATCAAGCACCACTTATCCTTTTATTATTTTCTTCTATCTTAGCCAAAATTACCTTTTCAAAATCAGCAGCAGACAAACCAGAGAAAATTGCAATGTTCATAACAAAAATTATTGCATCTGCTATTTCCTCATGTTTATTTATCAAATCCACTTTATCATCGCGATAATTCTTCCAGCGCTTATCAGCTTGGAGTATTTCCCCAATCTCTCCAATAAGAGCTTGAACATGATAGGAAGCTAAATCAACATTATCAACTGGCAAAGTCATATTTGCAGCTTCTTTGGAAGTCAAACAATTATAACCTTTCTTATTGATAACATCTTTCTGGAACTGTACTTGCTTACTGTAAATTTCTGAAAACTGCATTTTTCTCACCTCATAATTTATTACAAATTACTCATCATCTTCTTCGTCGTCCCACTCATCTTCCTCATCTGCCTCTTCCAGAAGATTTATGTAATAATCTGCAACCTTCTTAGGTTTTGCTTCTATCCCACGCTTCTTACACAGATTGAATAATTCCTTTGCAGACATTTCCTCATAATCAATATCAGAATCATCTTCCTCTTCTTCAACCTGTTCAATATCATCCTCATCGTCATCATCATAATCTTCTTCAACTTTAGTCTTTGTTTTCTTATTAGATGACTTTCTCTTCTTCTTTTTGTCTTCCTCATCTTCATCTTCGTAGGGGAAGGCTTTCGCAAGAATTTCAAGGATTTTCTGTTCTGAGAAAGGCTTAACCTTAGTGTTCCTGAATTTTACCTTATCCATTGGAACTACCGAATAAGTTGTATTCTGCTGCTTACCATTTTTGGTAATAACATAATCCCTATCCGTTAATGTACCATATACATCATACATACCCACAATAGCAGGAATTGGACTGCAATTATTAACAGGAGCCATAAGGATTTTTACCTCATTAGCCTCATAATCATATACACTCCAAATATACTGGTCTCTTGTCCTAAGAGTATCATCTTCACAAAGGGGGCAATCATCACCGAAAGCCTCTCTACAGGGAGTATTGATACCTCTATCGTAAGAATCGTGAAATGTTACCTTGATTCCATCGTCCATATCAGATAAGAATCTGACTCTTACCTTCTGCCCCTCTCTGAAGTATATAATCTTTGCTTTATTAGCTCCAGACTTTGCTGCTGCTGCCTTAATATCACTAAGTATTCCCATATGAGACTTCCTTTCTTAATCAATAATAATTGTAGTTTAATTGCCTTAATGCTTTCCGAATCTGTTTATTATTCATATCTCCAGCATCTTTGACTTCTTTGGGATATGGAAAACGAATAACTTTAAAATGCTTTTTCAGATACTCTGTACCTTTAATTCCACACTCATCATTATCCAATGCAGAAATTACAATTGTAATTCCTTTTGATTTCAATTTTTGTATTTGCTCATCTGCGATTTTCCACCCCAAAATAGATACCGCATAATCACAGCCAACTCTTACAAAACTTAGTCTATCCATATACCCCTCACATATAATTGGAATATGTTTAACATCATAATTTCCAACTAATGTATTTGACCGTCTAAATCCTTTGTTGTACAAATATTTTCTGTACTGCTCAACCTGTTTATTATTGGTCCTGCATACCCAGCCTTTAAACTTGCCATTATCAAACATTGGAAAAATTATCGGGTAAGAATCGCTATAGTTTATTTTTGCTTTAACTTTATTCAACACATCGGCCGTAAAGCCTCTTGCAGCCATATACTTAAATTCCTCTGTATCTGCTAATTTGTTCCAATCTGTTGTTTTTAACCCATGGTAATAGTCATAAGCCTCTATATATGCCGTACCATTTTTGCAATTATGTACAGACTTGCTTACTGTTTTTACAGTAGATTCAAGCCGTTTATTTTTAGCATTTATTATGCTATAATATTTTTTTAATTTACCCAAATCATCTAACGACTTTTCCATTTCCGAGACAAATTTTATTGCATCACCAGAAGCACAACACCCAAAGCAATAATATCTACCCTCAGAAATATTTATCAGCATAGAAGCATTTTGGTCATTATGAAATGGGCAAACAATTTTATACATTGCCCGAGCCTGATATAAACCGTAATAATCAAGCACCTTTGCTAATGCTTCACCATTTTCCATTTATACCACCCGTCAATACAAGCGTATATAACGGGATTTTTGTTTAACAAACGCTATTTCTTTCAAAATTTTCGGGTCAATTTCACCTTTATCTATCAGCTCTGATAATTTTTCAGAACTTACACTGTATTCCACATTCATCGTTTTTAAAATCTCCTGACACTGCTTTTTATCAATGCCCAGTTTTTTCAGACAAACAATAAAATGTGTTTTATTCTCATCGTTCAGCGTGTATTCCTTTTTGACTATTTCTGGACACTTTTCCATAGCCTTTTCTAAATCATAATCAACTTTTGTTGTTTCCACCAATTTTATTTTTATTGGCACAGATGATTCATCGGAGCTTTCCGACAGAATATTCACACTAACCTCTTTTATAGATTTTTTATCCATTGCAGCAATTATTTGCTGCTGTAAATCCTTACACTTCTCATTAGCCCTTTCAATTTTCGTTTTGAGCGCACTATACTCTGATACAAGAGATTTAAAGGAAGCCATTTAAATTCCTCCTCGCTAAATTAAAAAGTTTCAGATTCTTCTTTTATCTCAACTGTAGCCTCTTCTCTCTTGATATAAGAATTTCTGAGCTTATCATAAATACCTCTGGGCCAACGGTGCCCAGTCTTTACCCAAACAATCGCTGCTCTGGGTACCTTATATGTATATCCATTCTTGCTTACTGCAAGAACTTCCTTAACTCCATTATCCTCAGCCCTAAAAATTTCCTTTACCTTTGCTGAAATTGCCTTTTCAGGCTCAGTTGCAAAAGCAATAATCATACCAACTTCTACATTGTCAATATACTCGCCAGGGGTCTTTTTGTGAGAAATAAGTGTAGCATAGCTATTATCAGCTATTTCATCTTCATTTCCTGCTGTCTGTACAGCTCCCACCTTTTCCACTGTTGAATCCTCAGAAATAGTAGCCTCTCTGATTTCTTCCATATTACCATTTTCCTCCACATTATTTATATTATTTTCAGCATTTTCAGCAGTTGCTTCCAGAATATCGGAAACTAACTCTGCTTTTGTCTTATTGTACCAAAACTTGATTTTAAGAGACTTTGCTTCCTCTCTTAATTCCTTGACTGTAAAACCTCTGAGTTCTGATTCTGAATAAATATACATAATAACTACCTCCATAAAACTTAAATTTATTAACTGTATTTAATACACAATAAGTATTATAAATATATTATATAACATACAGGATAATTTGTAAATACTGTTTTTGTATAGTTTACAAATTATTTACAATTTACTTTATTATCAATAAAATTTCGTATTTCGTATTATGAACCAGGATTCAGCTGGTTTAATTTTAAGTATCAGATAAATAAAATCCATTACTTACCCAATTTGATTAAACTGGCTGAATCCTGGTATCGTCCTCATTTAAACTTTTAAACTTTGAATACATCTACAAAAGAATTTCTAAAAGTGGATTCTGACCCATTTGTAAAATGGAATGTTACATACTCATCAAAGGGGTCAACCTCATCATAACCAAGCTTATGAATTTCATCTGCAGGCAACGTTGCCATTGTCATAGATTCTACTTCTTTATAAAACACCTCAGTTTCAACAACTGAATTGGGAAGATACTTCACCTTGTTATAAATTTTCAGAATAAAATTCATCATTTCCGTCTCCCCTCAAAAGTCTCAACATCACAATGACCGTCTTCCGAATAATAATTAACCCTTTCCCAACCATTGTTCTGGAAGGTTCTCAGTTCAGCAGTTGAATCAGAAAAGAAACTTATTTCTATTTCTTCATTATTCTGATTTCTACCACTGAATATCCCAGGGCAATCTTTAAAACGGGATATTGCCTCTCTTACTTCTTTAGGATTTGAAAAATCCAATTTAAGAGTTGCCTTAATTTCTTCTTTACTTTTTACCATTTTCTTTTCCTCCAAAAACTAAATTATTTGGCTTATAGCCGACTTCCCATAAAGGGAAGTTTCGTCTTAATTTTCAAAGACTCTTCAGGGCTATTTTTATATTAAGATTTTGAATGATGTACCTGCTTTTGAAAATTTAATAATTCCTTTATCTTGCATATTATTTCTTACTCTGTAAATAAAATCCAAATATTCGTGGCTATCCTTAAAATCTTTCACACTATAAACATCTTTCAGAATATTATTAATATACTCTATTGGATAATATCCGTAATAACATTTATGTTCTTTTACCCACTTATTATTTTTAAGTGCTTCTAACCTATCAAGAATTTCTTTGCCTTTTGTAGTAACTGTAGTCATTTTAAATTCCTCCTGAATGTTTTTTTTATTAGGTTTTTGTTTATGTTTATATTATATACCAAAAAATCAGGTTTGTAAATACCTTTTGAGGGGAATTAACAAATTGTTTACATATTTATTGGCAAAAGAAAAAGCCACCCATTAAGAGTGGCTAATCTGATATTATTTTATATGCTTCATTTTCTTTTTATACTTTTCGTGGATATCATGCTGTATCTCAGAAATATACACCATATTAAAATCTGTTGCTTTTAATTTAATGTATATCTTTTCCAAACACTTCAACTCGTGAGACACATCGCAAATCAAGCAACTTATAAACTCAGCATCTGCTATAGCTCCTAACTGCATCAATTCCTGATATGCAGTTTCATAAGCCCACTTTGTTTCCCTTTCCCAGTTCCTATATTCCTCAAAGGTTTTTTCGGTGTACTGTCTCTTTATCTGTGCTGATACATCGAATTTATCATAATTAAACCAATCTTGCGGAATATACTGTTTAGCCTGCACGTCTGTCTCTTCTAACAGCATATTATGGTTAGCCATAAAATACTTCTTTGTCTCTTTAAATTCAGCACTTTCGGAAAAATATTGACACTCGTGCATTCTTTTAAAACCAGACAACCCGAGAAAATTATACATATCAGACATTTTATCGTGGAACATTAAAGCTTCAATCTGTCTGTTGGTAATTCTCTGGAAAATTTCCCTACAATCTTTCGACCTGCCTTTCGCTTCCTCTTTTGACATAGACATCACTTTATTGGTATTACTTGGAGATACTGCCGGCATCTTGATTCAACTCCTTTTCGATTTCTAAAAGTTTAGAATATATTTTATCCAGATATATTTTTATATTTTCCTGTTCTTGCTGTTGACCAGTATTTTTGTTATAGTTATTTAAACCAATATCCATATTAGTCAACGCAAGAAGCAAGAAAATTAAATCTATATTAGACATTATGCAAGTTTATAGGCTACCACATTTATATGGGAGAATGTAGTTGATACACCAGTATTAACAAACGTAAACTGAGCAGAATTATCAACAGCACAACATGACGGGGATACCTGTACTAACTTTGCAAAACTGAGAGATACATTATCTGTAGAAGAAGCGGAAGTTGATGAAGAAAAAGCATCAGGAACTGCAATTCCATTTTTGTAAAGCTGAACTGTCACATCTCCAGAAACTAAAGTTGAATTTGCTCCTACAGCATCAAACATAATTAAATATAAACCAGGATTTTTGATTGACAAAGAAGTGCTTCCAGAGGTATGACAAATTGAACAGCCAGTATCAACGGAAGTATTTCCCAGATTTACAGATGAATTAGCTGCTACTGTCTGAGCTGAATTATTATATGTCTGAACCGAACTTTTTTGATATCTTACATTTCCACACATGATTAAAAATCCTCCTTTTAATTATAAAGCATATGGGGCACAACTATTGCTGCACCCCACAAATTTAGCTATGAAATACAGTTAATGTATATTAGTTGCAAGAACCACAAGCACCCCTATAATAGCCATTGCAACAAGAAGCTGCCTCATAAGGACTGCAAGTTACATAAGCAGGAATGGGTGTAGGTCTTACAGCATTGATAATTGTGCTTGTCTGAGACAGCGTACCAAGCTGGAGCTGTGCAGCCTGAAGCTGGTCCCTAAGCTCCTGAACAGTGTTCTGTGTCATTGTATCAATGATTCTCTGGGTATTTCTATCGTTATTCTGCATGATATCGCAAGTGTTCTTAGCATTTTCATAACGGATAGAATCAATGTTACGATTAGTTTCACAACAGCAATTCTGCATCTGATAACCTAAATTTGTAACATTGTTGTTTACGCCATTAAATCCCTGACATAATGCACGTTCCACACCATTGAAGCCCTGAAGCATTGTAGTGTTCTGAGCATAGAAGCCGTCACATAAACCATTGGAAATTCCATCAAGTTTACTGATAACAGCCTGGTTGTTTAAACCCTCGTTAAGTTCAGCTCTGGTCAATGCACCCTGCATTCCATTACCGCCGAAGCCACCAAAGCCACCGTTGCCCCACGCAAGCAGGAAGAATAAGAAGAATACCCACGAACCGGAACCACCAAACCAGCCGTCATTCTCATTGTTCTTGGTAAGGGCCATTGCATCTGCTACGGATAAACCATTGTCCATCATTGTGTAACCTCCTATTAAAAATTATATTTTAAAACCATTGCCACCAAACTGAGAATTAAATTGAGCAGCTGCTTCTTCAATATCAATTCCCCTTTGCTGACATAGATTTTTACAAACTTGCCGAAGCTCCTGTTCACTTTTTCCTTTTGCCATCTGCTGGGCACGTTTAAATAAGGGATTATTTTGTATTTGTTGCATCATTTGGAATGGATTGACATTCATTGTTTTTTACTCCTTTCCTGTTACTCCAATTATTATTTTGATTTTGCTGTATAGATTCTATCTTTGTTTGCATTTCTGCAACCATATTTTTAATTGTGGAAATATCATCGGCAATAACAGATACACCTTTTTGACTATCAATATTTATCTGCTCATTTTGATTAGGCTCTGCCTGCTGCAATTTATAAACATTTACAGAAGCTGTACCGTCTAAATTTATTTGCTTTGTGTATATCGCTTTATTGGATATATCTGGGAAAATAAATATTGACCCATCTAAATCTATCATAGCAGCCTTGGCTTCATCAAAGGAAGTTACTGCTCTACCTTTTAACAACTGCTGCTGATTATTGTAATTATAATTTTGCATCATAGGACCATTATAAAATCCTTGCTGATTCTGCTGTGGATATTGCTGCTCCATACTCTGCAACCTCTGCTGCATAACTGGATAGGAATATGGATTTCCGCCATATGGATTAAACATTCTTATCCCTGCTTTCTTGTTTTCATTTGTTAATTATATTATAACACCTCTAATCTATCACAATTATAACATAATTATATTATTTTTATACAAATAAAAACCACTACATTTACCCAATTACGGATAAACATAGTGGTTTAGGTTTTATCTTAATACTTTACTTAACTTCTTCAAAATCTTGCAATGCTTTTTATTTACGGTTATCTCTGCATAACCTAAAGAATCAGCAATAAAAGCAAAACTCTTTCCTTTTAAATAATACATTTTCAAGATATATTTCTCTTCATCGGACAAAGTGGCAGATTCTAAAATCTGATTAAATTCTGATATTGTAGCTATATTCTGTAGTTTATTTCTTGTTTTAATATGTTCGGTCACTTTTATTACCCCTTTTTATATGGCCTACCACAAGTAGGACATTTTCCTGAGGAACTACTACCTTTCTTTTGATGATAGGTTGTTGTCTTTGTCTTAGTAGTTTTTGTATAGTGATTCTCAATTTTCGCCATAGCTTATTATTCACTCCTTAAAATCAATTTTGGTTATGTGTTGCATAATCATTATATTGATTTCCGTTTACTATATCCGCACTGGAATTATCGCCATTAACTGAATTATCATAACTTTCTGTAGTTGTAGTTTCTGTTACGATAACTGTATCATACGTTGACAGCTCATAACCTAAAGCAATGCAAAATACTGACATTAGTAACAACAATGCTGCTAAAACATAATTTATAATTAAATATCTTGTGGACTTTTTACATTCCTGCTTGTACAAATCCTTGACTATTTCTAACAATGCCTTTTCTTTTTCTTCCATAATTATTTAGCCTCCAAGCGTAATATTCTTTCATCTAATTTATTACACGTTTCCTCAACGTGTTTTATTCTACATTCTTGACTTTCTGAGATAATTTTCTGTTTTTCCACATCTTGACTTTTTTCCTTTAGCGTTGTTTTTATCTCCAACAAATCTTGCTGTATCTGTTCAATACTCGCTAAAACTTTACCGTCATTCTGGGCTTTTGTTATTAAGCCAGAAATAAAAGTAATTATGGAAATAACAAACAATACAATGCTGCTAATAGTAGCAAAATCCATGTTTACACCCTCGTTATGCTAACAGACATTCCCAATTTTTGTAAATAAACAGACATCTCATCAGCCCTTTCCTCGGTTAAATTTGATGATACAGCAGTCAACTTATAGTTATTTAACTTAAAACCATTCTTGCCTGCATTTTCTATCAATTTTTTATAATCTTTATAGCTGATATCTAAATCAACATCGCCAAAAATTCCTGGAATATTTCCTTTAAAGGAATATTGATGTATTCCTACATTTACACTATTTACTGCACTGGGACATATTATTGTTTTTGCATCATCAAAATTAGGAACCCTTGCAACCCAAGTTGCATATCTCTGCGGAATTGAACTATCAAGGTTGCTCTGGAAAAACGAATCAAAAGAATAAACGCCAGCCCAATAGCCATGTTTTTCTAACTCATCACAAAATGTTTTTACCATTTGCGTACAATTAGCTTTACTCAGTTTTAACTGGGATTTTTCTTCTATATCCATAAAGATAGGATATTCAAACTTCTTACCGTCAAGCAACTTTAAAGCAAATTTAGCTTCCTGATATGCTGCTTGTACTGTATTTGCATAGCTATAATGATATGCTCCTACGGGGATTCCTAAGCGCTTACATTCCGAATAATTATAATCAAAACAAGCATCTTTTTGCTTAGGGGATTCTACTCCATAGCCCATACGAATCAAAACAAAATCAACTAATCCAGAAGATTTTACTTTTGTCCAGTTAATTTTTCCATTGTGATTAGATACGTCTATACCTTTAATTATTTTCATCTCCATCATCACTCTTTTCTGCTGTTTTAGCATCAACAAACCCCTCAGACAAAGTATAAGCAATTACTGTAGAAGCTGCTGTTATCAACGCTGTTATTCTCTCTGTGGAAGCATTATCTACATTGAAAATAACAGCAATGGAGATAACCAAGCTGATAATAGATGCCCACCACTTACGGCTTGTGAGTTTTCTTTTCCAATCAATTTTCATAATAGTCCTCCTTAAATTTTAAACTCCGAGGTGCATACATATGTTTTGATGTTCATTGACATTTTCATTCCTCCTTTAGCTGCCATAGTGTTCAATAATCGAGCCAACGATACATTCTCCAATTCTCGCATATCCGTCATCACAGCAATGCAACTGGTCTCCATTGTAAGGATATGGTGCAAAATCAGTATATTCTTCCAGTACCACTTTTCCGTCTCGAATTTGGTAATATGATTGTCCTTTGACGTACTTAATTTTTGTGTCACTTGTAGGATTTCCAGAGGCATCTAACTCATATGGACTATACTGACTATTGACGGCATTTGCATTTGCCCCAAAAATATCCCACGTAAATTTGTTAATTCCGGAATTATGCCAAAGGTCGCAAACGGGGATATTATTATGATTGCATACTGCGATAATTGTATTGCCAAGTGTTTCCATAGTTCTACCTGTTCCGGCAGGATACTCGCCATATCCGTTAACATCATTATACGGATACTTTCCGGCGCAATGTGGGGTGGCGTATAAGATTTTGCATTTAAGATTGTTAGCATCCTTTAACGTGTCATATATCCTGTTTATGGTGTATTGTATAATACCTGCAATAGTATCTTGTCCTGTGCCATCGGGACTGTAGCAATCGCCAACCACCCCATCCGGCTTACCCCTATTATTATAAGCAGGCAAAACAATTATTAGGTCTTTGTTGGATACATCATCTGTGGACAGCGGGTTTAACGTTCCGCCATCGCCATCAACCATTGCCACTGCGCCTACTCCGCCCTTTGCATGGG